CTCATATGCTTCGTCTGAACCAGGAACTAAACCACTCCAATCCTTATACTGCTCTGGAAGAACCTCACCAAGTTTCTCTTTCAACTCACGGATTTCTGCTTCCAGTTTCTTGAGTTCTTCATCCTGATCCGCATCATACTCAATAAGTTTTTTGTGATAATCTTCTGCAAGAAAGAGATCATACTCATCAGCAACTTTCTTCATCTGTGCTTCACTGTTGCTGTCATTGAATGCCACACGGCAAGCACCATCCATAATGCTGTACTCACAAAATCCAGCAGCACCTAGAAAGTTCTTGAAGAGTTCATAATACTGATGAATATTCAAGTCTTCTGCTGGTGCTTCAACTGTAATGGTTTTGCAGTCTACACTTTCAGGAAACCACTTGCTTGGTGGGTCTTGATTATCACTTGTGTAAGAAAACTTGACGGTTGCTTTGTACATGGTATGTTTTGATTACCTTCATACTATAAAACCTCCCGACTCAAAAGTCAAGAGGCAGTGGACGGTTTTTAAAGTGTCTGTTTAGACTTCATAATCCTCTTGATAATACCCACTAACGACATTATCATCCCAAGCAGTCGGCAATTCGTTCTCTCGTGCTTTCATATGATTTAATCCAGAAACTGGAAGACCCTCCAAGTCTTCTTCGTGTAAAATTCCATCCAACTGTTTAATTTCGTTGAATGTATGTGGAAACCGAAGTGCGTAACGGTGCATTCCGTCGAGATTGCGATTAGTACGAGACATAATGTTTGTGAATAAACACAATACTAATTATATCACTTATTGAACTCTTTTTCAAGTTCCTTAGCCATCCTTAATGCATTTCTCCACATTAACCATTTCACAATTGGATTTGTGGGATTATGAAGCAACCACCACTTTTGTTTTTCGTATTGGAATCTTACGATCTTAGAGACTAAGGTGACGGCATATGCCACACTATCATCCGTTGCTACAAGGTAGAAGATGAAGATAAAGATTCCAAACCAAAAGTAGTATGCAGTCATTTATCAAATTCGTATTGCACTATTTAATCAAGTTTACAGGAATGCCTCCAATGAGGATGTGTCAGATTTTACTTTTTTAATTTGTTTGTTGATGTAAGATTTTGCAGTTACAAGAGTTCCGGAAACGTGAACTTGTTCTCCGTTGTGAAGAATCATAAACTGCTTACCGAAAGGGACTGCTGCCCACATTCCGTCCTTGGTGACATAACCAGCAGGATCGGAAGGTGAATTATTCAGCAGTCCGTAGTTAGGAATGAATGGTAGATTCATGCAGCATTCACACTAATCATCTTTGCAGATGGGTTACGTGCCAGAGCAGTACGCTTGGCATCCTGATAGTCACGTGCTTCAACGTGCTCATAGAACACTTTACCAGCAACGTAGAGTTCGACTTTGCATTTCATGGGAGGAAACCTTTTTGGTTATGAGTGTATTATAAGGCATTTGGTGCCCCTGCGTCAAGGCAGTGGACAGTTTACCGATTGATCGTGCTGAAGGCAACCTCACCTTGGTTGAAGATGATGTCCACAACATTCTGGACCTTCTGTGCGGTCCCCGTGGATGCCTTGTCAAAGGTCGGGCAGATGACCAGACCATAGGATTTGGTGTAGGAGGGCAGATCACCTGCCACAAGGGCACCAGAACGGATTCCAGCAGCATCCTGGGGGTGCAGACGCAGGGTACGACCCACGGTCTGACCGATGCCTACGATGTCCATAGAGCGCATGAAGACGACTGCCTCCAGAGCAGAAATATTGATGCCTTCTGCCAGAATGCTATGGTGCAGAACCACAAACTTCTTGTCAGCATCCTTGCCCCAATCGTTGAGAGTGTCAAAGAACACCTCACGGTTGACCTTCTCACCATCAATAAATGCACCGTGCTTGGAAGTGATGTGCATCACAGAATAACCTTCCTCTGCCAGTTGTTCGGCAAAGTCAGTCTCAGACAGCAGACCGATGATATGCTTGGTTGCCTTCGCACAAATCAGAATCTTATCTACAGGATTGCTCTGAATGGTTTGGAGCAGATACTCACAGTCACGTTGAGCAATATCCTCACCCTTGACAGAGAGACGCATTTGAGATGCAATCACCTTAGGAGGAATGATATAACCGTTCTGCACCAATTGAGGGGCAGGAACCTTAGAGATGATGCTACCGTAGATCTCAGTGTCATTCATACCTGCCTTGCCAATAACATTGCTGTATTTTGGGGTAGCAGTAAAGAAGTAGCAACGATCTGCTTCCTGTGAGAAATACTCTACGGCAGGAAAGAAGTGACGTTGGATGCTGTTATGTGCCTCATCAAAGTAAATCGTATCTACCTTAATCTCTGCACGTTGCAGTTGCTGCAAAGAGTTATAGGTAGTGAAGATCAGTTTGTGACCAGGAGTAGTATTTGCAAACCAAGCAATATCACTGGGTTTGGTAGAAGAATAGTGATGAGTCTCACCACTGTGAACGTGCATCACAGAAGCATTAGTGATAAACTCAAGGTATTCGGAAGACAATTGCTCTGCCAACAGAATACGAGGAGCAACAACTACAATAGTCTTAGAAGTTGTAGACAGAAACTGATTGATTGCATCAAAGATACCTACGTTGGTCTTACCACCACCGGTAGGAAACACACAGATACCCTTAGAATGCTGCTGTAGAGCATCCAGAGCATCTTGCTGGTGGGGACGAAGTTGAATCACGTTCTCCATTGCGTATAGGACTATTATAGCAGAAAACCGTCCCTGGTGCGACCCAGTGGACGGTTCTTAAAGTGTCCTAGAGCCTCGTCTCCAACCCTAACAAAGGTACTCTAGCAGTATTTGGAGATTATGTCAAGACCTTATACACCAATAGTAACCCATGCAGTTCCTGTGTATGCTTGAAACTCTTTCACAGTCGTATTAAAGATCATGGCACCACTAGAAATACCAACTATTGCATCTCTTTGTCCCGTTGACATTCTTGGAAGATAGAAAGGACTTGTTGTAGAAACAAGATCTAAAATACCTTGTGGATTTGTGGTTCCAATACCAACACGATTATTATTAGTGGTAATTGTTGTTCCAGCAGTTCCAATAACCAATTTAGTTGCTGTGATTATTCCAGATTGTATTACAACACCAGTACCAACTTTAAGAGTAGTTGTACTTGTAATTCCCGTGGCAGTAATGTTTCCTAAGGTACTTATTCCTACACCAGAACCATTCCCTGTGGTAATATCAAGATTATATGCTGGTATTGTGGTTCCTATACCAATATTATTTGTTACATATAGATTATTGGTAATATAAACAGTGCTGGTTAATCCAATTTGAGGTTGACCACCAGGAGTTGGAAATTCAGATACAGTAATTTGATCATTAGTACCAGAAATTGATCGCACATAATTGCCACTAGTGTATGTTCCCAACACAATTGAATTTGGGGAAATTGTTGCGGCAAAAGCAACATTTCCAGTTCCATTAAAAGATACGGCAGGTGCAGTGACAAAACTTCCAGTAATACTAAAGTCTCTTGGTGTAACTAATTGAGTGGCATAGTCAGAAATTCCAGTTACATTGCCAGTTAAACTACCTTTAAAACCATTAGTAGCAGTAATAATACCAGAAGCATTAATATTTGTTGAACTTAGATTGGTAATGGTTCCAGTAGTTGTAGTTAATGTAGTAATTCCAGCAGTAGCATAAGTAAGATTTGTTCCTGAAATGGTGGTAACGACACCTACAGGGGCATTTAAGGTAGCAATAGTACCTCTTCCACTATAAGTAAGAGTTGTTCCTGAAATAGTGGTAACAACACCAGTGACAGCATTTAAACTATTAGAACTTAGATTACCAGTATATGAACCACTCTGTCCTGTAAAATATGTAATATTGCCATCAACTGTTTTTAATGTTTGAATCGTAGCAACACCAGTTGTTCTTAAATTGCTACTGTCTAAGTAACTAACGGTTGCAGCAGTTGAAGTTAAATTAGTATTGGTTAAATTGGTAATAGTACCAATAGTTGTGGTTAATGTGGTAATTCCAGCAGTACCATAAGTAGCAGTTGTTCCTGAAATAGTGGTAACAACACCAGTGACGGCATTTAAGGTAGCAATAGTACCTCTTCCACTATAAGTAAGAGTTGTTCCTGAAATAGTGGTAACAACACCAGTAACAGCATTTAAAGTGGCAATCGTGCCTGTTCCAGAAACTCTTAATGATGTAGTTGTAGATGCTGTGGAAGTTAAATTGGTTGTAGTTATATTACTTATAGATGCGGTTCTTGCAGTAACAATACCACTTATATAAACATTTCCGGTGGAATTAAATCCTACACCATTTGATGTGACTGGATTGCTGCCAACCTGGAAAGTATAACTTGGATTTGTGGTTGCCACCCCAACATTACCTGCAGCATAAATGCTCGTATATCCAGGGCCAGTACTAACATTTATCCATTGTGATGTTGGTACATCACGTAATTTGGATCCATCACCATAATAGGTTACAATACCAGTAGTTGCGGTTATAATACCTGAAGATATGTTTACATTGCCAACATTTAAATTGGCGAATGTTGCAATTCCACTTACATATAAGTTAATTGTGGTGACTAATCCGGTGACCTTTGCCGTTCCATAAACATCCAAAAACTCTCTGGGAATTGATGTTCCAATTCCCACTAGACCATTAGCATTTACAATAAAGTTGTCATTATCAACTTGGACTCCATTCCTAAAATTGAATGACTTATTATAACTTGCCATTTTATGAGTACTTTCTAGTTATTTATGAAACTCTCATAATAATGAGAATTAAAAAATCAAACTCCTATTGCAAACCAACTGTAAGCACAATCTGCAGTTTCAAACCAATTGTGTAGTGTAAATTCAGTTAATGAATGAGCACTAGTACCCCAGTGATCTCTTTTATCTCCACTTGGAACAACATTCTCAGATGGAGTTGCTTGAATAGAATATACTGCTGTTGGAAATGGTATTGCAAATGTTTGAGTTTGTGCTCCACCATTACCTCCAAGACGTCCATTACTTCTTCCCCACTGCATAATCAAACCACCTGGTAGTTTCTGATATCCAGTTGCTGATAATGATTGATTAGCAACACCAGTGAAATTAGTGGTATAAACACCATTAGTTACTGTATCAGCATTACCAGTAACATTACCAGTAACATTACCAGTAACATTACCAGTTACCGGGCCAGAAAATGATGTTGCTGCTGTTAAAGTTCCGGTAGCATTCCAAGTTGGAGATCCTGCTGAAAGTTTTGCTGGTGTTACTACACCATCTCCTATAAATCTCGATTGTACTTGAGTCTGTGACATTTTAAGTTCTCCTTTTATTAGTATTTAATACATGCCAGAAGTGCTATGTTTCTTGGACGAGTTTCTGTGCCACCTCTAGATTGTGTGTCTACTGCTCCCCTATCAGATCCACCGTCCCACCCAGCAAATTCTTGATTATTCCCCGCACCAGTTCCGTCATTTGCAGTGGAATCTCTTGTATCAAGTGTATGAGTATGACTCTTAAAGTCATCTGCCTGAGTTTGACCAAAAGGTCTTGCAGCATCATAAGTTGTTCCATCATCTGCCCAACTACGAATAAATTGCCCTCTTAGGTCTGGAAGTTGTCCAGCAACACCATAAGTAGTTGAAAGAATTGCATAAAGAGCAGAGAAGTCAGCAGTAACTCCTTGAACTGTTCCTACTCCATTTGGCACAGTATTACCATTTGCTTTTAGATAACCAGTGGGAGCAGTTGATGCTGCAAAGTGAAATACTGCACCGACAGGAACAATTCCATTACCACTGAACGAAGTACCAGTAATAGTACCACCAGTAATAGAACCAATACCAGTGCTTAATGAAGTACCAGTAATAGTACCACCAGTAATAGAACCAGTATCAGTGTTTAATGAAGATCCGGTAATAGTACCGGAAATATTAATATTGTTTTTCCAAGCAACTCCAGTTGATGCAGTACTATCTTCGGTCAATATATAACCATCATTGCCAGTAACATTAAGTTGTATAGCACTATTATCAGCAGTTGCCACAAGAATCTGTCCCTTGGTATTCCAATCAATATTAGAAATCAGAGAACCTTGCCCACCAAGAGCAACGATAAAGTGACTTGTTCCACTTGCAGGTGCCGTTGTGAAACGAATAGTACTTGTATTAGTTCCAGGAGGAGATTGAACAATCTCAAAATCAGTTCCTGGTCTTTGAATTACACCACCCAGTGATACGATTAAGTTAGCACTACCTCCGGCAGGAATAAAAGCATTGCTATTAATTGTAAGTGTAAAGTCGGTAAGAACTCCATTAAATGCAAGTTGATCACAAATCAATGAATTACCAAGTGGGAATGTGCCACTTATACTTGCGGTGTTTGCCGGAGTGTATCCAAGAGCATTGATAACTTCTGTACCAGTCAGTGCAGCATCAGTACCACCTGCCTTAAGGAAGTTAGTTGCAGTTGCACCAGACTTTACAAACTTTAATGCAGTAATACCAATTCCAGAGTTTACAGTTAATGAACCATCAATTGTGGTATTTCCGTTTGATGCCGTAACATTAAACTTATTGGTATTAATATTTAAATTGCCAGTAAGATTCAGTGCTCCTGTAACACCAAGAGTAGAACTCAGGGTAGTGGCACCCGTAACATTAAGTGTTCCACCAACATTTAGATTTTTAACAATAGCAGCACCACCACTTACAACCAGTGCCCCAGTTGCAGTAGTTGTTGATTGTGCGGGATTAGTAAGTTTTAGTTGTCCCGTAATATTGGTCGCATCTTTAATCTTAACTTCTTTATTGAAGGTAACTGGCCCATTGAATTGGGAAAGAACTTTATTAGAGTTTCCACCCTCAACAACAAGTCGTTCTTTAATTGTAACTTCATCAAATACAACACTCAAACGATTTGGATCTTCTCCAGTAACTGTTGGTTTTGGAATATCGAATGATACAATCTGCCCACTAGATGATGAAGTCTTGGTATTTCCATTGAATACATCACCATTATTATTCATACCAGTATAAACAACAACACCACCAGATCTTTCTTGTGACTGAACAAGAAACTCTTCTCTTTCAGTTAGATTCGTAACCTGAACCTGTGGTAAACCTGTTGAATAGTTGCCAGGCCCATATCCAAGATACTCAAATGTATGTCCAGATGCTCTGGCAATAGAAGGTCTTCTAAACTCAATAGCAATTGGTTTAATCTTTATAATTCTTGAACCATCCTCATGGTTGTTTTGTCTTGTTGCAAGAGAACCACGAATAACTGTGAGTTCATCATTAAAAGTGCCACCAAGAGTGCTACTTGCTACTCTCATAATCTCATCATTAATCTGAATATAAGATCCAATTGGAAATCTCTTTGTAGTCGCAGCAGCACCAACGGGACTTGAAACTCTAATTTGAGTTGCACTTGGAAATGAAACAACTGTTAAAGTTTCCCTATCAAAGAGTGAAACACTTCTTACTGCCAAGTTCTCATCAGAAGAATCTGAGATTGCATCGTTTGCCGAAAGTCCGTGCTTGAGAATATAACCACCAGTTGCAGATATTGTTTTATTCGTAACTGCAGTGAATGTATTGATTCCAACTCTTGCACTTACAATGTAGTCTCCAAGATTATTATTATTAGAATCAATCACTCTGAATCTATTTCCCGCAACTAATCCGTGAGGAGCAGAACAGTTGAATGTAGTAGTACCAGAAGTATAAGGTGATGAAGAAATCTGAATCGAAGTTCCGACTACTAATGCATATTGAGACGTTGTAATAACTGGATCTCCTGCAGTTTTGGCAATCGCAATCTGATTCTTGGCAGAAACGGATGTAATTCGATAGTAACCATCAGAAGTTGTACCTGCACCAGTAAATTGAACAACATTACCAATTGCCGTTGTGATTCCAGAAGTGGAAACATTAAATCTAGCACTTCCATTACCACCTACTACAGAAGAATCAAAGTATAGTACATTGCCATCAGAATAAGCAGATCCAGAAGAAACAATATCTGCCGATTCTACTCCACCAGCAATAAGAACTGTTGCGGTTGCACCTCTCCAATCGGTAAGTGCCGCATTATTAAAGAGTCTGACATTCTGATATAATCCATTAGTATAAGTAGCACCAGGAGTTAAACTACTATAGGTAACAATACCGGCAAATCCGTGATCTCTTGAAAAACTGATTGTTGCACTTGAAGTAGAACTAGAAACTGCAGATATACCAAGACCTACACCAAAAGATGTAAGCAAAGTATCAGTTGATTCTTTTGTAATACTCTTCTTAAGATCATTTGTTACAACTTCACCAATGAAAGATCTCTTCGCAAATGACTTAGCAGATGTTGGATTATCATTAATATTATCTCTATCTAACTGAGGATATAAGTCAACAATATTTTGACTATACTTAAGATTTGTAAACTCCGTTGGAACTGCCTTATCTGCTGTTAAAGCATAGATGTGATAGATACCATCTTGAACATCCTCAATATATTCAGAAATTACCTCATTTCTATAAACATAAAGATTGGATTTAAGATCATTTCTCTCAAATCTTGGAAGTGAAGTTGTTCTGACAGTTATGTCATTTGTGAATGATCCTGGAGTTACATTTGTTGTATATGTGAATGATGTAGCATTAACAATAGATGCAACGGTAAAGGTTCCATTGTAGGATGTGCCAGAAGATGAAGTGTCAGTTACGTTCTTGACGATAATGCCATCACCAACCTGAAGATTGTGTGGGAGTTCAGAAATAACAGTTACATTTGGTGAATTGTAACTGCAAGTTGAAATAAATCTTGGATTTCTCTTATACTCATAATCATCGGATGTAAGAGTAGACTTTGTAAAGTCTATATCAATTGCACCAGTACTGGATTCTTGAATGATAAATCCATTCTCGGGATTTTTTGCATTCGCAGATTCTTTTGGAATTACAACTCTAATCTTATAAATTTTCTCATCTAAACTTCTGGTATCTGCAATTCTCTTGACATAAGAAGGTTCGGTTCTATCAGTGCCAATACCAGCAACACCTAATGTACTCAGTGCAGTGTAGATTGAACTATTTGCATTTGTCTTAATGTACCATTGACTTCCATCATATTGAACTGGATGTCCAATATCTCCGGCAACTTTGTCGGATACTCTACTTAGGATTTTAAGATTGGTTCCACCAGAAACACTAATTCCAATACCAGTTGTTGCATTCGATGCAGAAGATGCAAGTTTAATTTTATCATTATCCCCATTGTCAATTGTATAATAAACAGTATTTTCTACAATATTTTCTGGCAGATCACCATCGTCACTTAGAATAATAACCTTTTCACCAGTATCAAGTGTATTTGCCCCAATTGTAAAACTATTCGATGATGGTGCAGATGCAGTGTATTGCTTAACACTACTCGTAACTCCATCTGACATCAGAATGTTTGCCGAGTATTCAACACCACTTTCAGTTTTGAAGTATAATTTATCATTTACTTGTGCCCCAATACGATATCCTTGTGTAAGAATTGGTGGTACATCATCTAAAGAATTGTATCCATAAAGATACAATCGTGAATTATTTGCAACAAAAGTTGTGACTCCGACATCTAATGAAGTCCAATCAATATTATCTTCTTCTTCTACGATTGCTCTTGGGGTAATGATAGAGGTAATGAATGCTTTATTGTCTTTCTCAAATGCTTCTTTCTTAAATCCACTGGCACTGAGTGAAATCTGACCAAAGTTTGAGTTAGAGTTTGTAATACTAAAGTCTGCACCAGTTTGAGAATCAAAGTGCTTATTGAAACCAATTGCAAAGACGGATACAATTTGAATAAAGGAATCATTACTTCCCTTAATATGACTTGATTCCCATCCGTTTCTATAAATTGCCGTTGGTTCTAGGTGATAGGCAGTACCAAGACTTGTAGAGGATGATTGTGAAGAAAGAGTTGCTCCTGCAACTTTAGTAGTAGAAAGTCCCTCATATACTCTAGATGTTTTGTTGTATTTTACAAATGCACGGTCATCTTTCTGCAGTGAAACACCAGTGAATTGTGCAACAACCATCGAACGGAAACCTGATGCCTTGCTGCCATCAGCGTGCATTCCGTTCATACCATAAACGGAACGCAGAGAGATATTAAAGATATAAGGTGATGCACCAGATACTGTATCAGTCTCAATCGTTACGGTTGCATTAGATGCACTTCCTGGTGTTGGTAGATTGGGTCTAAAAGTTGGTAGTAAGTATGTAAATATTGTTGGATCATTATCACTAATACTTTGAACTACTGTTGAGATATTATAATCTTCTGGTGAAACTCCCTTAATCTTAATTGGAGTTCCTGCCGAAAGTTCATGGGGTACTGCAGTCTTAACAGTAACTTGATTACTTGCGGTTCCACCAGATCCGGATTCAATATTATCAATTTCAATAGGGTCTGCGGCAAATGCACCAACAATTTCCCATTCAGGTCTTTGCTTCTCAAAACCAAGAGAATTGGTAGGATACTTCTGGTCAATTTCTCTACCAGATGCCTCATTAAATGCATTTGAGAGTTTTGCATAATACATATCCAGGTCAGTAAGACCATATGAACCAACTTCATTCACACCATCTGCATACTCAAAGCAGGTGAGTTTGTGGTGAGAGAATGTTGGTATTGATTGATTATTAACTGAAAAATCTACTGGGTCAGTATAAACTGTTCCTTGTGTACTACCATCAAATAAGCAGAACTGCCAGAAATAGGAGGCACCAGTAATTCTAAAGATTGCAGAGTTAGTAACATTAGAATCTGTTGGGTTAGGTACATACTTTGGACGCAGTTTAGTCTTTCTTAAGTCGAGACCAACAACCGAAGTACCTCTGGGTACAACAACACCACCATTAACACTATTGAACTTATAGAGAATGTTATCTGATTGTGTTAAGTCAAAATTAGAGTCAAGTTTCAGTGATAATGTAGATGAAGCTGATGATTCTGATCCACCAGGTGCTACTGCTCTTGCTTCTGAACCATTATCATAAACTGCAAAACCAGGTCTATTATCAATTGTATGCTGACCAGGCATCAAGAGAATGGTTGTCTTTTCTACATCATCATTACTATTTCCTAACTGATATGAGAATCTTGCTGCTTCTAAGAGTGCCCTTTGTAATGTCTTAAAGGGTTGTGCAAGTGAGTTACCTTGATTAGTAATGCTATCTGTTGAATCAAGGTCACTTGGACTAACGTATAATATTCTGCCTTCGGTGTTCTTAATGAAATTATCTAACTTGTTAAGCACTGGATTTTTACCCCTACAACTATCTGTCTTATATGCTTTATTTATTAAGTTAAATTTTCCTCATTAAATTCCATAATGTCTTCTGGTAGGTCTTGTGGATTCTCTAAATCCATCTCAAATAATAGTGGATGTGCTTCTTCGTCTATAAGATAGAATGAGTTCTTAAATAAATCATCTGGTTCATATGCACGATACTTATCTGCCGTTCTACAGAGGTCTTGGTCGTATAAGTGCCCGTCATGTAATTCATCGAAGGTAAATGGAATCTCGTTGATGAAGTACATTTTCACAATCATACTTCCGTTATTATACCAACAGTATGACTGACTTATTTTATACTTGAAAGACATTTGAGTATCTCAATATCTTATATTTATTTTATAGCGGTGATGAGATTCGAACTCATACTGTCGAAATTTTAAGTTTCGTGCCTGCTGCCAGTTGGGCTACACCGCCAATAAGACTATTATAACTCATAGAGTCCTAATAGTCAAGTGCTCGTTGTCGGTTCTGCCCCGACCTTCTATCGTTTATGAGACGATTGCATTCCTAGATTGCTAAACGAGCAGATACTCGTGGATGGTTACGATCCATCTCAAAGGCCCTGATCTGGGGCAAAGAGTTTATAAGACTCCCCTGACTACCAAGTCTCACGAGCATAAAAGTTGCCTTGAAGCAACATATAAGACCTATAAGTTGCCTTGACTTAACAACCTTCTTCGTGGTCGGTGTGTATTCGTATGAGGTCGTCTGCTTCTTTGTATTGACTATAAGGAATCATCATAGCATCTCCGTGTTCGCTAGTAATAATAAAGGACTCTCCATTTTCCACCCTTTCTAGTAGATTATCAAAGTCTGCTTGAAATTCTTCCACGGTAAAAACTTCCATTTCTCAAAGAGGATCAGTATATGCAAGGCAATCTTCACTTACTTGACTGCGAACAACTTCTAATACATTCATAAACTGGTCAACCGTTTCACACTCTACAGTTTTCTCTCCACCGTTACTAGAATAAAGATAGAACTTACGAGCAAGAGTATCGACAACACAGCGGGTCAGGGTCTCTTCGACAGGCATCAGGCATTTCGTTTGATTACCTGAGTATTATAGGGCATTCTGGGGCGGCGTGTCAAGCACTTTGATCGGTCACATAATACCAGGTAACTGCGACTCTTTTTTTTCCACTCAAAACCTTTTGCCCGGAATGAGGAAAGCACCAATTTGATGGGAAAAATAATCCATATCCCGGAGAAGGTTTATATGTTTGATGAGGAAATTCTGTGCCTCCACCATCAAATTCATCATTTAGATATAAAACAATACTTATGATTCTATGATATTCTTTGGAATTTGGATCATTTGAAACATCGTGATGAAACTTATATTCTTGATTTGAAGAATATTCTAAAACCTGAATTGATTCTCGGTGACAAGTAGTAGAATATCCAGCAGGGACAGGATAATATTGAAACATAGAATTAATAGGAATAACTCTTTCTTTATAAACTAAGAGAGATTTATTTATCCTATCGTGCAAAAGTTTAGTTGCAATATGCTCTTCATTTAATGTAGACCCAAGACTTGATCTTACTGAGGTATCAATTCTAGATTCCCCATTTGAATCAAAAACAGTATTTTCTTGAAAAATTAAAGTGTCAACATAATCGTTGATAATTTTTAATTCTTCTTCATTTAAAATTTTAATGTTTTGAATAAGTTCGTTCATGATATTTAATAATGGTTAAATTATCAATTTAATGCAATTACTTGCACACCAAAGTCAATAGCATCATCTGTACCTTCTAGCATATTAATCCAAGAAGAATTGCCAAAATTTTGATAATACTTTTCCCAAACCCCACCTTGCTTTATATATGCATTAGTAACCTCTCTCCAAGTTCCCGATTGCTTTACAAATATATTACCAGCATTTTTCCAAGATCCACTCTGTTTTACACCTACAGATATTGGATTTGAAATATAACCACTACCCGGATAAGCAAAATCTCCCCAAGTTAATGATGCCCCACCAAGATAAAATTGTGTTCCTGGTCCAGAAGATGTAAAGGACAAAAGATAATCTCTTGTTCCAGACCCAGAATAAGCATAAATTGTTTCTGCTCCAGGAAATCTAATGTTATCCATGTCATCATCTAATATTCCATCAGAAGGAACTGGATTTGCATTAGAACTGTAGTAAGTAAATCCACCCAAAGGAGCACCCTCACCACCATCACCAAATGGTTTTGATACCACCACACCTCCACCAACGCTGAAAGTATAAGTATTGCCAGCCTGAGATACTGCAGCAAATAAAATATTAGTTGTAGAATCAGTCAATCTTAAATAATAATTTCCATCATTTTTTTTAATAAAAGTAGCTGCCATAATTTTATGTTATTTGATACCAAACATCTCCATCATATCCTTCGGTAGTTGGAGTATATGTCTGTATGTATCTGGTTCCATAAGAATTGCTATTTGATGCAATCGATATTGTAGCACCGCTAGTAGTTATTGGATTCGTACCCGTATATCCAGTTTGAGTTACAGTTATATTAGTAATTCCAGGAGGACCAGTAACACTTGGACCAGGAGGACCAGGAACAGTACTAGGAGTTCCGGGAGGACCAGTAACACTTGGACCAGGAGGACCAGGAGGACCAGTAACACTAGGACCAGGAGGACCAGTAACACTAGGACCAGGAGGACCAGGAGGACCAGTAACACTAGGACCAGGAGGACCAGGAGGACCAGTAACACTGGGACCAGGAGGACCAGTAACACTGGGACCCGGAGGACCAGGAGGACCAGTAACACTAGGACCAGGAGGACCAGGAGGACCAGTAACACTGGGACCAGGAGGACCAGGAGGACCAGTAACACTAGGACCAGGAGGACCAGGAGGACCAGTAACACTGGGACCAGGAGGACCAGTAACACTGGGACCAGGAGGACCAGTAACACTAGGACCAGGAGGACCAACCTGTTGAACGAAGGTTATTGTTGTTTCATTTCCAGAAGCAGTGGCAGTAACACCATCACCAACAAAAGCAATTGTATTAATTGCACCTGGAGTTCCCACAACAGTAGTTTCTTCTTTAATCGTAATTCCACCAACAACTCCAGTACCGGCAGATGTTCCCAATGCCATTGTTCCACGACTTGGGAAATAATACTTACCATCATCACCATTACGAATGCAAATTAATACCCAATTATAAGGAATATCCAAATTAGATGTATAAGAAGCAACTCTAAAATTATCTGCTAATGATGTACTTGGAGATCCAAGTGGAAGAATATAATAAAGTGCCTGCCATGCTGATAATGGAATTCCGTCAGATGTTGCAGTTACATTTCCTGCACCACCAACTCCAGTAATAGTTCCAGATAATGGGCAGGAAATAGAAAAATGACCATCAGTAGAAAAATTAGTTCCGTTACCATTTGAAATAACAATAAATCTAGTATCCCATTTAATATATCCAGATGCATTTGCAGTAATAGTACCTCCACCATTAATGTTTACATTTGCTCTTAGGGATTCTGATAAAGTAACAGAATTGGTAGAAATATTTCCAGTAGTTCCAGAACCATACCAAATGCTTTGTCTATTTGAAGCATTGCCTTTATAAAGATCTCCACCAGGATTTAAATATAATGATGCTTTTGGCTCCAGTGCCATATTATCACTGACCCCACCTTCACCATCATTTTCAGTACCTATTCGAAGGCAACCATTTTCTCCACTATCTGTTATTCTATAAGTATCATTATCATTATCCCAAATAATATATCCATAATCTGCCCCACCAGTATCTGTGCCACCAAAAGATTCTTCTTTACCGAAGAACATAGTTTTGGTCGCATCAAGTTCTATATTATCCTTAAATCTAACAGTACTATCAAATGTTGAGATTCCAGTAACATTTAAATTTGAAGTAAAAGGTCCATTAAATGCTGCTGCATAAACAGTTCCTGGAAATCTTGTATCACCAGCATTATCCAAAAGACTTGCTGTTCTTTGTAGAGTTGAGAACTCACCAGTATATTGTCTTACATAAATCGGTTCTGTAGCATTATCACTAGTTGCTATTTCTACAAATCCTTCATCAGTTGCAGTACCACCAACAAGAATTCTAAAGAAATCATTATTTGCCATATTACCACGAATTAATTCAGTGGTAGATGTACCAGTCAGCATTGTATTGGTTAAACGACCAATAAAATCACCTTTAGGAGTTACATTCCCACTAGCATCTACTCTAAGTGTTGTAGTAAGACCAACAGTTCCTCCAGTAACATTAGATGCACTTAATGTAGAATCTGCAAAGTAAAATCCACCAGCACCAGCACCTCTTTGATTTATTAACCAAGTTGCTCCATCACCATTAGTCCTATTCCAATGAATATAAGAACCTTGCGTATCAATGGTGGTATATGGTGAAGTAGTTCTTGGACTTAATATAGTTGCCTTATCAGCACTAGCAACATTAAATCCTGTAGTTACATCAACCCAAGAAGGAACATTACCAACTCCATTGGATTTGAGAATTGTTCCAGATCCACCATTTGCTAAGAACGTAGTATTACTAGGAGAAGATTGATAAGGAATATTACCAATATCACCACCTTTAAGATTAGTAGAGATTCCAGCATTATCGGCATAAGTTGCTATGCCTGCCTTAGTAGCATAGGTGGCAATACCAGCATTGGTTGCATAGGTGGCAATACCAGCATTATCTGCATAAAATGCCGTATTGGCATTACCGGTAACAGCACCTACAAATTCATTGGCATATACTTTACGCCAATACTTTAATGTACCACCTAAATCCTTACCATTAGCATCTATACCAGATGATGAATTAGTAGAAGGTAATAAATTGCCCGAAATTGTTAATGCCCCGGCAGTAAAGTTATCAAGTCTTACATCATAATCTTGAGCAATAGTTCGTTTAAAATCAATATAACCACCAGTATCACCAGCTCTGTATAATTCAATATTTCCATCACTACCAACAATAACTTGACTTCCTCCAACATTTGTAACAAAATAACTAGCGGTAGTTACACCAATTACAATTAATTGATCATCAATAGTTGTTGTACCACCAAAGGAATCAATAGTTAGATTACCCGATGTAGTATCAATTTCATTATTATCAGTAATTCCTATTTGAATATTATCAATATAAGCACCACCATTAGCATCAATAACTCCAGTAAAGGTACTAAATCCAGTAACTTGAAGATCTCTAGTTGTAGTTAATCCAGAAACACCTAAGTTTCCTGCCGTCAATAAATCTGTAGAGGGATTATAAGTAATACCAGCATCAGTATAAAGAAACTCATTACCTCTTGGGGAATTATTAGAATCCACAAAAGTGGGATAGTAAGTTATGGTTCCAGTAGTAGTTCCTGTAGATACTTGAGACGCACTATCGGCATTACCGGTAACAGCACCTACAAATTCATTGGCATATACTTTATTCCACCCAAGACTTAATGTACCCAAATCATATGTGTTTGTTGCAGAAGGAGTTACATTACCGGCAACCTGAAGTTTTGATGTTGGATTTGTAGTTCCTATACCAAGATTACCAGAAATATAAGCACTACTTTGAACTTGAAGTTGTTGATTTGTGGTTCCTGTTGGAAATAAAGCACCAGCACCATCACCAATTATAAATTCACCAATAGTAGTAATTCCAACATATACTCTACCATTAGCACCTGCTGTCGAATTATCTTCTCTGAAAATTCTAAACAAATTGGTAGTAACACCAACAGAATAATTATCAATATTCCAACGAATAGGAGTTTCAGTTTTTCCTCTTAAAACAAACTGCCCACCTTCACCAATAGTATCATATAATGATTCTATAGCACCATATACGGATAATTTTTCTGATGGATTTGTGGTTCCAATTCCCAATGAATCCGTAGAAGGATTCCATACCAATAAGTCATCAGTTCTTACAGTTGATAATCCAGCAGTAATATCAACGAATGGAATATATCTATTTGTATTAGTAGTATCTAAAGAAACTGCAACAGAAGATGCATATCCAATAATATTACCATTGAAAGTATTGGCATAGATATTATTCCATTTCTGAGATAAACTTCCAATATCTTGAGTTCCATTGGTAGAAGGTGTAATTCCAGTACCAACTCTAGAAGTAAAACTTACAGTATCAGTAGTGGCATCACCAAAAGTAACATTACCATTAAATGTTGTTATTCCAGTTATAATAAGATTGTCATCAATTGTTGTTGTGCCACCAGCAGAATCAATTGTTAGGTTACCTGTAAAAGTATCAATTTCATTATCACCAGAAATTCCAATTTGGATATTATCAATATTTGCCCCACCATTAGCATCAATAACTCCAGTAAAGGTACTAAATCCAGTAACTTGAAGATCTCTGGTTGTAGTTAATCCAGAAACTCCAAGATCCTTAATGGTTGCAATACCAGTGACCTGAAAATCTTTGGTTTTTAGAAACTCTGTGAACTCTGCTCTTCTACCACTAATTTCATCATAAAAAACATCATCTTTAACATATAAATCACCACCAACATATAAGTCACCACCAGTAGTGGTAATTCCACCATTAGATGCTAATGTTGTGATTCCAGCAATATTTAATTGTCCACCAACATTTAGATTTTTCTCAATTCCGACACCACCATTTACTATAAGAGCACCAGTATCTTTATCATCGGATTGTGTTGTGTCATTTACATAGACGGCATCATTTATTTGAGTCGTTCCTAACTGAGAATCTAAAATAAGATTTCCAATAGTTGTACTAATCGTATCTACAGAAAGTTTAATATTATCAAATGTACCAACACCAGTAACATTCAAATCATTAATGGTTGCAATTCCAGTGACTCTCAAATCTCTGGTGCTTGTAAAACCGGCAACATTTAATTTATTAGTAGTGGTTACTCCAATAACATCTAGATTTGTAGTAGTAGTGAGTCCAGTAACACCTAATGTTTTTATGGTTGCTATACCAGTTACATTTAAATTAATTAAATTTGTTCTCTCAATATTAATATCACCAACTGTTAAAATACCAATATATCCATATTGTGAGGTAATAAAACCAACGGTGGCAATTCCAGATACAACAAGATTTCCATTAACCGTTGCTGTTGATGAGGTTAAAGAAATAATATTATTATAAGTTCCACCAGAATTTTTAGCATTTAATGAAATTGTGCCCCCAATAGAAGAATTAAAAATTCCAAAGATGCTATCCGTTCCACCATTTACAATAATATCTCCACCAACATCTGTAGTATTAGTAATATAAAGATTGTTACCTAGTGTGGTAACACCAGTAACTATAAGACCATTGGTTGTAGTAATACCAGTAACACCTAAAGTTGCTATGGTAGATACACCAGTGACTCTTAAGTTATCAATCTCTGTCTGACCCTTAAATCTAGAATACCCAAGAACATCTAAAAGATATGCTGGTTGAGTACTACCAATACCAATACGACTATTAACTGGATCGAATACAAAATTAGAAGCACCATCAACTAAACCAGCAGAATTATTATACTGTATATTTGTATATGTTCCACCGGCACCTGCTCTAATCGTGCTCTGATTTACCCAAAGTAATCCACCTAAACTATTTTTAACTAATAATTCTCCATTGTTTCCGGATTGATTATTATAATCATAGATTGTACCTCTTAAACGAAGATCACCAGTTAGGTCAAGTTCTTGTGTTGGGAGTGTTGTTCCTATCCCAACATAGTTTGTAGAATTATCATAAAAGAGTCCCGATGCTCCCTTAAAATCATTATTATTATTGAATATAACTTGCCCCTGAGTACCTGGAGAAAATACTGTAATCGTAACTCCAGTTCCTGGAGATCCATCAGGATTTAAGTAACCTTTTGCAGTAATTGCGGAACCAACAAAGTTAAGTTGAGTAATGCTACTTACTCCACCTGCTGGGGTGATTAATCCTTCATCATATATTGAAATAGCTCCAGGAATTAATCCCCCACCAACAGGAACCCAATATCTTTGTCCAGGAAATCCAATAATTGATACTGATTGGTATTGTTGTCCAACAGGAAGTATGGCACCAGGAAGAACTGGATCACCAAGATTTGGTTCTGCCTGATTTACTGCAAGATATTGATACCTATCTGAAGTAAGTCCAGATTGTGCTATTCTTTTAGATCTTCCGCTTAGATACTTTGCCATATCTTATACTAAACTATTTTCCAAGATGCTACAAATAAACTCCATTTGTAATGGTGCAACTAATCCACCACTCACATAACTATGTGTAATTCCAGCACCTACACCAGAATTAGTCACAAATGTCTTTGAAGTTCCTACATCACCAATAATGGAAGTTATAGTAAAAGATGCTTGTGGTGATGGAAAAATAGTCGTTGTGATTCCAGTTGATCCGGTGCAAATAAAATTAAGTCCACTCATTGTGACTTGATCATTTGCAACAAAATTATGAGCAGTTGAGGTTGTAATAGTAGTGATTCCTGTATAAGTATCATATACACAAGTACTAATAGAAACAGTACCTGATTGAGTTCCTCGTATTACAATGGAATCGGAAATAAGTGCCGTTCTTTCTAGTACCAATCTACCATCAATTATGATTAAACTATCATTTGGTGGAATTTGAGACTCTTTAATGATTCTAATATCTCTAGTATTTGCTGTTTTATTTGTCTTTCTTCTATGCGTAAATGTAATTGATGGATATGTATTGACTCCAACATTCGATACTTGTGCATAAAGAATAATTGAAGATACTCCAGTTGGGGTGGAGTAGACTGTTTGCTCTCCCGGTGCAACCGGAACTGCAATTGTTAGAAACTTATTAACTGGTGCAACTGCCATTTTTTTATCTCAATGCAAGAATTAAAGGTGTAACTTGTGCCTGTATTGCTTTACTAAAATCTCTACCAGTAATTGTTGATGTTGTTTGATCCACTTGAATACCTTCACCAATGTTAAAGTTTCCTTTTTGATCTGTACTTGTATAGGGTATTTGGGCACCATCAAGAGCAACAATTTCATTTTCTTTGATGGGTACAGCACCCTTCAAAGGAGTTGAAGTATTTATATCGGTTCCAGTGCCAATATATTCAAAAGAATGTCCACTTGTGAGAATACGACTAATTCTTCTCATTTCAATCGCATCATTGGCATAAACAAGATAAGGGACAAATTCATTCAATGTTACTGTCGTTACAGTACTAATTCCACTTAATGTTTTCGGTAATGTTGCCTCAGAAACTGTATAATAAATCGGTTCCATAACCGCAGTCAAATTATTTGTTGGAACTCCATTAATCCTAACTTTCATATTTTGAGAAGAAAGATAATTTCTTCCACTATTGATTAGATCAACAGAAGTAATTTCTCCAGCATCATTAATTGTTGGAGAAACTTCGGCAATAATTCCTTCTGGACCTAATGGAGTTGTATTATTTGTATTAAAATCGTAGATAGTAATATCGGGTGGTGACCCAGCACTATATCCAGAAAGAGTAGTACCTATTCCAATACTCTTCAATCTTTGCATTGGTGCAGTAATAATTCCAGTTTGTCCGGTATTATAATTTGAAAGATTGATCTTAAACCATAGTGCCTGACCATCATAAGGTCTTCTTATTTGAGTTCCGTCAGTTACATTTTTGAAGGTAATTATATCTGCTTCTGCAGTTGTGGTTGTGCTGACAATTCCAGTAAATTCTGTTCTACCCAGACCAACTGCATAAAGTCCAAAATTACCAAAAGATGAATTAGAGTTTGTAAGGTCACACTGCCCACCACTATCCACATAAATTGCCTTATCACAGTTAATGGTAAAGATAGAAACCAACTGAGCATATCCACCGTTTGTAATAGAGACACCAATACCTGCCTCATTATATTGCGTAAATGAGTCACAAACCATACACTTAAGGTCTGCACCAATAATATTAGTACCAGTAAAATTGGCACTTGCATGATCTCCATTAATCTTCATACCAATACTTAATGGCATAAAGTTGGTACAGTTTCTTACATATGGAGATCTCCATCTTCCACTTGCACCTTCATTTGCAGGTCCTGGTGCAGTATATCCAGTCACTGCACCATAAGATTTTCCTGCCACAATATCAGCAGTTATTGGTGGGAACGCAAGTGCTCCTCCACCAGGATTTGTTCGTCCAGTATCACATGAAAAGTTCATATTTTCAATCAGACATCCTCGTCTTACGTGAAAAATATCTTTACCAGTATTTTGAGGGACAACGGTAACAAGTCTCAAATCTTGTCCAGATACACCAACATCGGTTCTCAATCCAATAGGATTATTCTCATAATAAACTCCTGGACGAACCATAATAGTATCTCCAGATTGAGCAATTGCTGCCGCAGCACCAATTGTAAGTTTGGCATCCCCTTCGGTATTTCCACCATTATCATCATTACCATACTTGGAAACCCAAATTAGATTTCTAGAATCTGCTCCTGCTGGTGCCCAAATAATCTTTCCGTCAGGATTATTAACTGGTACTGCATTTGGACCATTACTAATAATTGTAGTTACAATACCAGCACAAGTATAAATTGCAGATACTACATTAGAACAACCATTGGGATTGGCATTTCCCCCAACATTTGTATCATCTTGAAGAGTTAAGTCCTTTATTTGACGAATGCTACTTACACCACTTTGATATGATTTTAGTAGTGGTGCATTATTAATTACATATCTTGCAACAGTTGCAGCAGCACCAATCGCAGCAATAGAAGCAGCTTTAACATTAAGATCATTAATATAAAGTAAGGTATTTCCACTATAATATGATCGACCAGCACCTACAGACTGAACATTACCACCTTTTGTAATGTCAACAGTAATTGCCTTTAGAATATCTTTAATATCATCCTTACATGAAGTATAATCTCCTGAAGTTAATGTAAATGCCGGACTTTTATAATCAGTACTGGTAATATATCCAACTGCCTCATTTGCAATGAAATCAAGATTCAAACGAATCATATTTGCGGCATCAAAGAATCTACCACCAATGATTTCTCCAGAATCATCTACACTGACTTGTGTTAGTACTGATCTTGGAGTTTGATAGAAATTAGTATCGTACCCAACTTTATTATTTTTATCAATTATTGCTTTTCTAAATTTAACATCCTTTGCCAAATCAATATCAAACTCTGGATTGTAGGTCCCTATACCTACAGAACCAATCCCTGTAGTGGTAATAACTGTTCCAGCAATTCCAACTTTAAGAGTTGAATTTAAATTAGTTGCTCCACCAACATTTAAGTTCTCTTCAATTCCAACACCACCTTCTACTATAAGTGCCCCAGTATCTTTAGTTGTAGAAGAAGTTGTAGAAAATACCTTAGCAACTCCACCAACATTTAAGTTCTCTTCAATTCCAACACCACCTTCTACTATAAGTGCCCCAGTATCTTTAGTTGTAGAAGAAGTTGTAGAAAATACCTTAGCAACTCCACCAACATTTAAGTTCTCTTCAATTCCAACACCACCATTTGTTATTACTAATGCACCATTATCCTTCGTAGTTGATGATGTAGAACTGGTAAAAGTAACATTTCCATCTACATTTAACGTCCCTGTAACACCTTCATTTCCACCAATATAAGTATTTCCTTCAACACCCAGTCCACCATTTGCAATGACAACTGCTCCAGTATCTTTATTTGTCGATTGTATACTTGAATTAAAAGTCGAAAGTCCGTCAATATCTAAAGTTGACTCAAATTTAACTCCTTGTGTAGCACGAAAAGTTCCAGTAATATCTAATTTATATGTTGGATTTGTAAGTCCTACCCCAACTTTTCCAGTAGAAGTAACTACGAGATCAGATCCAGTGGCACCAACTTGAAAATTTTCAAAAACTACAGATGTTCTAATACCAACATTAGTAAGTCTATATACTGCCGCACTTTGTCCCGTACCAGTAAATCCCCACAAATCTTGTGTTTGAATGTCAGCAATCCAATTAGGATTACTTGGGTTTACGACTGGTATACAAGTATCTGTTCCAATACCAAGACTGTTTATTTGTTTAAAATTAATAGCACCAAATACCTGTGCTAGGTCATTTGTTGGAATAAATACACCTTGGTCTTGAACATAAAATCTTGTCATTTTATTTTCTTGTGTTAAAAATATTTATAGATCATAATATTAAGAATAGAGTGGCACACCTTCATCTAGAATGAACATTCCCTCAGTAGTGCCAATTCCTGGACCTCCTGGTACAGGTTCTATAACTATAGGAATCCATCTAATTCCTCTATCATCCATTGCCAAATAATATCCATTTTCTCCAGGAGAGTTTACTGAGTCGTAAATATACTGATCAATTTTAACACTTCCGGCCACATCAAGTCTTTGTTGTGGTTCTGTGCTTCCAATACCAACTTTATTACTAACTAAGGCTGTTCCAGTTACATCAAGTTGTTTTTGTGGGTTGACATTACCAATACCAACTTTATCACTAACTATTGCTATTCCAACTACATCAAGTGCTTGCCTTGCTGTAGTAGTAGTTCCTATTCCAGCTTTATTACTAACTATTAAATTATCAGAAAGTAAATTGATTAAATCTTCTGGTATCTTGTAAGTAGTACCAAACTCCGGATCCGGATCAGTTACAAACTCTATTTCGTCGGAAACAAAATATTTTTTAGCGTAAGTGAAAGTACTAAATGCCGACATGTTTTAGATTACCTTTTTATCATAGTGATACCCAGCTATCGACCTTTCAGAATTATCACCAGGATAATCTTCTATATCACCCTCATATTCTACTATTAATTTTTCAGTATCTATTCTTTCTCCGTATACGTGGTAAAAGCAATGTATATTACTCGTATGATTAGATTCTAATACGATTTCAGTACTATCAAATTTTTTTACAATAATATCTTGATGAAATTCAATTGGAGTAATTGAAACAGTAATAGTATTAGGATCTACAAGTTTTTTCCAATATTCTGGAAGTTCAATTACATTTTTATTTATTAATTTACCTCGAATATATACCGCCGCTTCTGGACCTTCAACACAACTATGAGTTAGTCTCCAACCATCTTTTGTTGGGTGGGGAATATCAAAGTTTTTCTTTGTCGAAAGTCTGTGCTTCCCATTATTGGAATAGACTTCTCCCTTTGCCTTAATATTTTTTTCTACATTTACATTCTTTTTTACATTTATATTTCCTTCTACATTTACGTCTTTATCTACATTTACATTCTTTTTAACATTTACATTGCCGTCTGTATTAATATTAGGTGTAGAAGGTTCTTCAGGATTTTTGATTACATTTAGATCTCCATAAAGATTGGAGTTATTAAAACCTTCTATGCCTGCCCAAAAAATTGGAGGTTCATTAAAATTTATTTGATTACTTAAGTAGGTTTTATCTGCCATTTTTATTTAATAAATTTATTAGTATCACCGGCATTAAAACTATTTTGCACAATATCATCACCTGCTGGAGAACCTGGAGGGAATATTCTTTCCCCAGAAGAGGTTCCTTTTGGAGCAAGATTTCCCGTTTTTGCAACACAATCTGCCTGATTTGCCTGAACTACAAATCGAGAACCTGCCTTAATATTAACATTTCTTCCTGCACTTAGATTAATGTTTTCATCAGCATCAATAATAACATTTTTTGCTCTGATTCTTACATTACCATTTCTTTCTGCCGTAATCGTTACATCTCCATTTTTACCAGCAATAACAATATCTACACCACCTGTATTATTCTGTCCTGCAATTATTTCTATTGATCGATCATTATAAAGTTTAAACATCCCATTGGCGTTACTTAGTCCAAATACATTCGTATCTTTATTGTCGGTAACTCCATAAAAACTATAAATGTCAGTACCATCCAAACCTACCTGCTGATTCCTAATATCTAATCCAAAGTTAGGTCCTAGTTTCCAGTAACTTCTTTTTTGCCAGTCTGTTTCTTTAGTCATTTTTATTTAACACAATCAATAACTTGTTTCACTTCACCCTGATATACCTGTGCCGTAAATCCAAAGACAGGTTTTAATTTTGCTCCAGAACCAGTATTTGATATAACTCTTAAAACTGGTCTGTCAGTAATGTTTTTAATATTTATGGGAGTAACACTGGAGATTGATCCATTATTAATTACAACATCATATTTATTTTTAAAGTTATCTGTTACAATATCTCCGGGTTTATAATTATATCCAGGATTTTCAATAATAACTCTAGAGATTGTTATATTCTGTTGTTGCTGTAGTTGTCCTGCATCCTCCACAACTACTGCACCTTCTATATCATTAGGTATCGGTTGATCTCCCAAAGTATATCCTTCACCATCAGAATTAATTACAATTGCCGTAACCTGCCCATTTTCAATAACCGATTGAGCAACGGCACCATACCCCTTTCCACAATTATCTGAAATTGATACAAACGGTGGATATGTGTATCCAGAACCAGAAGATGTCATAATTGCACCAATAATACTTCCAGTATCTCCCAAAATAGATCCAAAGATTGGAAGTGCCGATGCTCCAGAACCACCACCCCCAAATATATTAATTGTAGGTGGATTGCAAGTAGTTGGTGTTCCACCAAAACATGCACTCAATCCATTACCAGTAAAGTCTGGAAGACTAATGTTTGGGCTTAAGAAATCAAGAGATCCAACAACACTTTCAAGTGCAGATAATGGACTTTGGGCACCATCAGCAATAGATTTTGCAGTATTTGCAAGGCTTAGAATATCATTTACATTAAATGATGATGATTGAACAGGCCCAGAACCAATCTTCCATTTCTGAACACTATCCTCAGGATTTTCAGGTTCTTCCCCACAATTAAGAGATAATGAAATGCCAAGTAGACTTTCGGCAAGATTTTTTACTGTATCCAGAAGATTAAAGTTACTAAAACTCAATAGTAAACCAAGAACACCAAGAACTGCAGACATTCCTGCTGTAATTAAATCAATAATTGCATTTAATATTCCACCAACAAACTGATCAATCACACAATTTACAACATTTGCAACATTTTTTAACAAGGCACATACCATATCTCCAATCAAAGATCCAAGTTGATCTATAATGCTGCCAATCAAACAAGGAATTAGTTTCTGTAATTGTTTGACTGGTTCAATTGTTGCTGCCTGTGCTTTTGCCCCTGCTAAATGTGCCGCAGACTTACTTTGTGTGGAAGCAAATACTGTTGCGTATGTAGTGTTATAAACACTTTTAGCACCTTGTTCTAGAGCAGGTTGCAATTTCTCATAAGTACCATTTACAACTCCTCCAACAATTTCCGTACTAATACCCTGTATTTTTTTAGAGATTTCTTCACATAATTTTTCAACTTGAGCATCAATCCATTCTTGTGCTAGATTTGGATATGATTTAAGATCTTGCAAAAATTTAATTGCATTTTGCATTTCTGTGGAGATTTTATCAATCTTAGATCCAGGAATTGTGGTTCCAAGTTGTAGTGTATCGCCAATTACACTAGAATATGCAATTTTATTGATACTATTTGCAACTTGTGGGGGTAAATGAACGGGAGACTCTTGTGCTTCTGTTGTCTGCTCATTTGTTTGATTTTCCTTTAACTTAGATCCATCATTTTCTATTTTACTTGTATATCCTGTAAATGGTTGAAATGGCAATCTAAATTCTTCTTTTGATGCTCCTTCTTTTGTTTTACCAAATACTCCTATAATAACGGGAAGTTGAGCATTATCACCATCCATAAAGAAACCGAATACGGAATCTCCTGGTGCAACTTTTATACTCGTCGCATAATTTCCGGCACCACTACCATCAGTTGCGGATAATAAGACTTGTGCCCAAGGAAGATCATCATTTGATAAGTCCGCCTCATTGGACGGATGATACCCCATAATACGAACTTTACGTCTATTTCCCCATCCCTCTTTATCAAGTTGCTTCTTTTGAGCAGATTCTGGTGCTACTTGCCCAATCCACCAAAGAAAACCATCTCTTCCAACGAAATTACTTTTGAGTAAAGACTGTTCCATTTATGGTTTCTCTATATTTGTTCCGTAACGTCCAAAGGTATCTCTAAGTAATGTCATTGAAGTATATGAACCTTCTGTATCAAAGTGATGACATAATTCTTTTATCATATATAGACCACTTTGATCATCATCATATTTTACTCCATCTTCTCTGGAAATCTTAGGGAACTTACAAGTAATAATATCACCAGCTCTTAGATTTGTATTTGAAGGTACAGTCATACTCAAAGTTTGAGTAAAGAGTACATTATATCTCATAATTGCCTGAGATTGATATTTTGATGGATCTGCATTGGATGCCTTAGAAATATCTGCATCCACAGTTCCAATATCCAAAACTTGACTTAAGATTCTTGTGGGTAGATCACCAAGTTTTTGATTAGAATCATTACTAATTTTAGGTAGTTCTAATGTTTGTCCTAGATTTGCAGATTTTCCTGCATAATTCTCAAGTTTAAATACTGATTCCTTAAATGTAAAATTAAGTGGATCATAAACTATTCTGTAACTAGAATAGGTTCCTAATCTAAGTTTCTCAATTAGATTTTGATTTCTGTTTGTGGTATATTGTAGAATACTAAAATCATTATCTCTTTCATATCCAGTCTGGTTTACATCACTATAGATGTAAGTTGCTTTTGATGGTTGTGAAATTAGATTATCAATTGATCTGAAACTGAATCCATCTTGTGTTTGGAAGAATACATAACCTGCCGTGGCATCTTTCTTTGAGGATTCAGGAACTCCTTTAGATGCTAACCATACTAAAACTGTAAATGGTTTTCTTAGATTTCCAATAAATCCATACTTATTCTGTGTCTTATCAATTTCATCAATCTTATCAGTCTTTAAGTATTCCTTGATGATACTTTCTACAGAGTCACTGATTGATTGACTGGTTGGAAACTTCTTTGGAACTCTTACAGTCTCATTTGTAATTGCTTCTCTTGAAACTAGATTTAGTTCAAAGAACTCTTTTTGAGATCCTGAAATAACATTGGTGATACTTGAAACATAAAGATAATCCTTCTCATCGGTTGCAAAATCTAATCCAGGATTTGTGGCAGAATTACCGGCAATCTTTAAGGAAACTCTTTCACCACCTCTTAAGGGAAGACCATTATAAATTGACTGAAATGATCCTGTTGCATTTCCTTCATTATCCTTTGCCTGGATAGAATCTCCAGTGTTTCCTACTTGAATCTTTGCAGTGATTGATGGTGAGAAGATATCCTCATAATAATCAATAGAAACTGTACCAGTTCTAATATCAACCGTTCTCTTTTGGTCGTTGGATTCAAGTATAAGTTCTTCGTAAATTGACTTTTTTACTGACATTATGTGTATGCTAGATCTAGTAAGAGTTTCTTTGTGATGAAACTATTTAACGGATTAATTATAATGGGAATTATTCCTCCCCCACCACCTCCAGCAGAGACTTGTGGTTGTGCTGGTGGATCTTCTTCTATCACAACAATAGTAGGACCATTTCTTTGTTGTGCTAATTGTTGAGATACTTGTTGTCTTTGTTGAGTTCCTTGTGGTGCTATTTGTGCTGGTGTTGGTGCAGAAATTGTTGTTGGTTGCCCAGAAGTTCCAGTTAATTGTTTTCCGATTGAAAGAAGATTTAGATATGGTCTTGGATTAATAGAATCACCACCTCCAGGTCTTACTTCAAAGTGAAGGTGTATTCCAGTAGATCCACCTGTGCTTCCAATTTCACCAATTGTTTGTCCATTATAAGACTGCCCACGTTTTACAAATACTTTTGCTAGGTGCGCAAAACGATATATTGTATTTCCAGATTTAATATCAACATAATTACCATATCCACCACTATACCCCAAAGAAACATCAGAAATTGTGCCCGATAGTTTTAATGCAACATAGTATCCTGGTCCTGCCGGAGCAATATCAATTCCATTGTGCATCCGATATTTGCCAGTTGTGGGACTAAGCCTCATTCCTCGTTCTGATGTAATCTTTCCTGCTGCTCCTCCAGGTTTACCTTTAAATTGATCTATAACTGATGTTGAAACTGCCGATGATGTTTGTGCTGGTGCTGTTTGTGTTTGCGGAGATCCTAATGATTTTTTATACGTTGATTGTAGACTTCCTATTGATTTATATGATTGTCCATAAAAACTTTTTCCCCCCTTTGGGGAATATGGGAAAGATGCCCACTCCGGAGCAAGAAGATCTGAGACTCTTTGACTCATACCTTCTTTTTTTAACATTTCTGCAGTAACTCCTCTCCTTTTAGCAAGATATATTGCTGCCTCATCTTGTTTTCTTGCAGTAAATGCCTCATTTGATTTTAATATTCCAGCAGCAACTAGTCCCCCTAATGTTGAAGGCATAAATTGATATCTACCAGTAGCACCACTCCATTTATGTTGACTACCTGGCCTCCCATAACTATTACCCAAATCTATAACTTGCTGAACTGTCAGTTTACCAGATTCCAAATCTTTGTTAACCCCACCACCAGAAATGGTTCCATAACTTTTTGAGGTTCCTTCAGCAAAAGCAATAGTTTCTAACATTGCTTTTTGTTCTGAAGTACCAACAGATGCCCCACCAGCACCTCCACCACCAGAAGGTTCTTGCATACTCTCATTTTCATATTTTGTTCCAGTAGGTTTAGCATCCTCACCACTAGCAATTCCTTCACCCAGAGATGTAGTGAGTAATCTAAATCCCTCATCAAACTGACTTTGCATATCATCAAAGGTATTTCCCAAACCTTTCACAGCATTCTCAACTCTCTTGTTACTATCGGTAAAGTCAAATGTTAGAATATTTTTACCAATAGCACCTAGAACATTTCCAAATCCTCTAAAGATACTCACAGTATTATTAAAAAATCCACTTACAATAGTAGAAAGTCTTTGCATTCTAGCAATCAATTCTTGTGCCATCGTAATAATGGACGGTAGATTATAAAGCAACCATCCAACTAACAGAGTTCCAAGGAAGTCCATAATTCTTCCCAAGAATCCTTTGGTACTTGAAGCAATTGCCTTTGCCTGTCTTTTAATAACTCCACCAATACTTGATGCTTCTATCAAGTCTTCTCTATTTTTTCTTCTTTCTCCCTCTTGTCTTCTTTGGGAAAGAATATAATTTCTTGCTATTGATTCTCTTTTTACCTTTGTTTTTCTTAATAGAATATTATTAAGTTTTCCAGTTTTTTTCTTTAGACCAGAAAATGAAGACCTTACGGACTTGATACTGGAACGAATATTGATGAGACTATTGGATGGTTTTACTGCTACTGCCATCTTATATTACCACATTATAATTAACTTGTGAATAGAGCACATAGAAATTATCTGGGTTTGATGCTGATATTGCTGGAACTTCATTTACAGAACCACCAGTAGGAGCAGCACCAGATTGTTGTTGAGCAGGAGAACCTATTCTCTTATACACTACATTTGGTGTTGGTTCTGGTGCTGGACCCACATTAAGTGGTAATGTTGCTATTTTACTAGTTTGAGCAGGTGTTTTTATATCTGCCTGTGCTGGTTGTGATGAAACTTGTGCAGGAGTTCCCTGCTCTGGGTTCATATTAACTTCTCCAAATTGTGGTGGTTTTGTCCAATCAATTTTACTTGCTTGAGATGTTAAATCTCCCATCTTCTGATCAAATGATTGCTCATTTCCTGCAGGAGTGGGGGCATTTGGTGTTTTATTTTTTGGTACTACTGGTGTTTTTGGGGTTACTGCTGCTTTTGGTGGTGTTTTTTTATTTTGCCCAATACCAGTAAAATCTGCAGCATATCCCAATCCAGATGTAATCAGTCCAGCTGTCCAGACAAATGGTATGCTAATACCAGCTGCTTCAGAAAAACTAAGTGCTGCTGAAGTAGAATGAAGACTTCCTGCTAATGGATTACCTCTTTCAAAAGATTCTTTAGCAGAATTAGCTTCAATTACTCCACCAGCAACAGGGAAAAGTCCTCCCAAAAATTTTGCTCCTAATCCTGTACCCCTCTTTACTGCCGCAGATGCAGCTTTAGCCTCTACTGATGTTGCTGCCTTTACTCCAGTGCCTGTTATTGCTGCTACACCAGCCTTTGCTGTCGAAACTATTGCCGATCCAGCAGATGTTAATACTTTTGCAAGTGCTCCAAAGAATCTACCAACAGTATTCTTAAGTAACCACCCACCAATTTTAAGAGATAGTTTTGTGATAGTACCAGCAATAGCAAAAAATCCACCATTCAATAAGAATAATGTTCCGGCAGCAATTCCAAGACCTTTTAGAACATTATCTCTGATTTCTTCTAATTTTTTACCATTTCCTTCTGATAATGCTTTAAGAACCTCAATTCCTTTATTAGCAAACCATCCAGCAAATAGTGTCGTAAAGAATTGTGCTACTTTACTTAAAATAGATTGTGCCTTTTGTGCAATTTTCTGCACAGGAGCAATTAATGCACCCTGAATTGCTTTTTCTAAAAGACTTTCCCTTCCTACTCTTAATCCCTGCTCTGTTGCCCTCCTCTGTTCTTCTTGCTCCTGTTTTGTACGATTTTGTTCTAGAACACTATCATAAGCAATTACATCAGTAATTCTACTTAAGGCACCACTAAAATCAGTGACTTCTGTTTTTAATCCCCCAACCTGTTCCTGCAATCCACCTATGGTTTGTGTCTGGATGGACACTACATTGTTTAAATTAACGACTTGAGTTCTTAAACTGTTAACCTGTTCTTGTAAGGAAGTTATTGTTTGTGATTGAGTCTGTACGAGTGCTAAAGCTCCCTCATCTGGTTGCCTGTTAATAGCAACCAGTGGACCACCACGTCTAAAAATATTTGATGATATATTACGACTTTTTGCGAATATTGCCTTTCTTCTTTCCGCAGACAAATAGGACCCTGATACAGGATCTACTCCACTTTGTGCTATTTGTGCGAGATCAGCCATTTGCTTGATTCTTTAGATTTTCTTCTTCAATATAATTTTGTAGCAAAGTTACGTAGATCTCCCTCTCCCAAGGAATCATATCTTCAAGTTCTGTCAAAGAGTATTTATGATGCTGCATCATGGCAAAGTTTGTCTTGTAGTATGACGCAAGGTCAGTATGCGCCATACTTACGCGAAAAAAGCAGATAATCCCTCCAGAACTACCTCACTCTCAACTTTAGTATTGGGATTTTTAATCTTAATTGTATGAGAAAGTTTGGGCATTGTTTCAAAGAACTTTTCAACTTCTTTGAATTGCTTCGAACTTAACTGCTCAACAAATTCTAATAGTTCTTTCTTTGTAGAATCACTCGCAGTCCAAGACTCTTCTTCCGAATAAATTTGATCAATACAAGAAACAATCAAATCAAAGGTATCATCAACACTTACACTCTCACCAGAATCAAAGTTGTTCTTAATGAACTCAGTCATTGATGGATATCGCATTCTCAATGTTAAAGAATCGTCCAACTTGATATCACGAGAATGTTTTGGGTCTACTTCAACGTTAATTTCATCAAGATTGATACTTGTTGGAACCTGAGTTGTTCCATCATCAGGGCAGGTGATCAAAACATCTACTGTTTCACCAACTGACTTACCTCTAATATTAAGGAACAAATACTCAATATCAAATGTTGAGAGGTCTTCTACTTTAATACCTTTGCTTAAAATGCAATTAGAAATTACTGTCTTAACCGCATTCGCAATCTGTTTGGAATCTTCGGTTTCTAGTGCAATGATCAGAATCTTTTCTTCTTTGACTAGGAAGGGTCTATATCTAATTTTCTTTTTTAATGATGGAATTTCCAACTCATAAATTGGAGTCGCAATCTTTGGTAAAGGCATAATAACCCATAAAGTTCAGTTAAAATTATTTAGACTGCTTATGCAATACCTCTTGGTCTTGGATCATCCAATCTACCTGTTCCAAGATTTAAGTTTCTATTAATCAACTCATCTCTTCCAGTTGCAAGTCTGGTTAATTGATTACTTGTACTAGATGTAGTAGCAGGATTGGGAACGTTGCTAATTATATTATTATTAATATTTTTTTCAACATCCCAACTTAATACCTTACCACAAACATATCTCTCATAATTGAATGAGGCACTGATTCTCAATACATCAGAACCATTATAACTTACCGGTGTGGAGTTTAATGCCAGTGGAAAAAGTCCAAAGAAATTATATTCAATCTCCTTATTATAATCTCTATCAAATTTAATAATCTTGGTTGTATTGCACTTATATGCTTCTGGATATCGCATTCTAAAATAATACCCCTCTCTATATGGATCAGCATTAGATCCACCAGAAATAAACTCCATCCAGTGCTCTATAAATCTTAACTGCCGATAATCTCTATCAACATAGAACTCTAACCCAATTTCGGTAAAGATTCTACGATGAGCAATTCTCTCATTTACTCCTGTGAAATTATTATTGATATCTGCCGTCGCAAATGAGGTTCCGGGTAGTGATGCAGAATGGCAAAGTAATCCTGCTTCTTCTGCAATAAATCTTGGTTCAACACCTCTCACATAAAGATGCGATAAGAGTGCCCCAGGCAGACCACCAAAGATAACCTGGAAGTGTGAAGTCTGGGCAAGATTAGTAAATAGTGGTTTGAAATCAGCTATTCTACGAGGTCTGACCACTCTAAATACCTTTTATGAGTCTTAGTATACTTATTTAGATGTCTTATAAGGGAAAATACCAACCGTCATTCCCAAAAAAATATAAAGGAGATCCCACAAATATTGTGTATAGATCTTTGTGGGAGAGGACTTTTATGAAATATTGTGATACGAATGATAACGTTTTAGAATGGTTCTCGGAAGAAATTGCAGTTCCTTACAGATCTCCAATAGATAATAAGATTCATAGATACTTCCCAGACTTTTATATCAAAGTTAAAGAAAGTAATGGGCAGATTAAAAAGTATATAATCGAAATCAAACCAAAGAAGCAAACAGTAGAACCAATACCACAAAAGAGAAGGACAAAAGGATATATCTATGAGGTTTATGAGTATGCCAAGAATCAGGCAAAGTGGAAGGCAGCAGAAGAATGGTGTGCTGATAGGGGGTATGAGTTTAAGGTGCTCACGGAAGATGATTTAGGTATCAAATAATGCCAAGAAAGACTCTCAGACAAAGAAAAGGTCCAAATCCCACAAGTGATAAGAGTAATCGTATTCGTAGTGTTTTGGATAATTTAATTGGAAATGAAGATCCTGATGATTTAATGATTGAGATATTGGATGCGATACAAGAAAGTGGAAAGATACCCAGTGTGGGTAAGTATTATGTCTTTGTTTATAATCCAAAGACACCCAACATACAATACGATCAAAATCCATTAGTCGCAGTGACTGATATATTCCCTCAATGGGGATTTAGGGGTATTAACTTTCACTGGGGGTCTAAGGGAGTTAGACAATATACTTGGGACGAAATACCTGGTTCTTTATATGAGGTTTATGCGGAAGAACTTGCCGACTTGAGAGAGATACCTTTTGGTAAAATTCGTCTAAATAGTTAGAAAATCGATAATGGCAGTTTCTTTTCCATCTAATTTATCATCAGCAACTCAAGCAGCTGGCATACAGGAATATAGAAATGCTAATGCTGCTTCTACAGCACCCGCACTAAGATATAGATATCCACAGAAGAGTATTGGTAAGGATGACGACTACTTAGAGATAGGTGTTATTGAATATGTTCCACCTGGATTTGAGACAGGAAAGAATAATCTCAAATTAAAAACTGGAACAGAAACCAATTCTAATAAAAAAGCAAGATATACAATACAACTACCAATTCCGGCAAATATTGGTGATACCAACCAGGTTAATTGGGGTGATGATAGTATGAATCCTCTTGTTGCTTATGGTAGTGAGCAAATAGGAGATGCTCTTAAAAGTGGTCAGTTGCAAAAAGGTATTGCCGATGTATATAATAATACAGTTAGTACTGCAAAAGAAATACTAACCAAAGGTGGTGGGCAGGATTTAATTTCAAAGTATTTTCAATCACAATTAGTAAATTCATTAGGTGCAAACACGACACCAGAAGGATTACTATCAAGAGCTAGTGGAAGTGTTCTAAATCCAAACCTAGAACTATTATTCAGTGGTGTTAATTTGAGATCTTTTGCTTTTGATTTTGATTTTGCACCAAGAAACTTAGAAGAATCAAATGTTGTTAAGCAAATTATAAGAATATTCAAACAATCAATGGCTCCAAAAACTGGTAGCAACACATCAGGTGCCGGACTATTCATCGAGGCTCCAAATGTCTTCCTTCTAAAATATAAAACCGGAAGTCGAGACCATCCATATCTAAACAAGTTCAAACCTTGTGCTCTTACAAATATGGGTGTGAATTATACAGGTTCTGGTTCTTATGCAACTTATGCGGATAAGACACCTGTTCATATGAAATTAAATCTAAGTTTCACCGAACTGAATCCAATTTACAATGAAGACTACAATGAGATTCCATTATCACAAGGAGTAGGTTACTAAAATGTCTTATTTCAGAGAACTACCAGACCTAGAATATCAATCTCCTTTTGTAGATAGTAATTCCTCACAGAATTATGTAAGAGCAAAGAATTTATTTCGTCGGGTAAAACTTCGTGATGATTTAACAAATGTCTTTACTCTGTTTAATAAGTATCAAATTCCAGATGGTGTAAGACCTGATATTGTTGCAGAAGCAGTTTATGGTAGAGCAGATTATGATTGGATAGTTATATTAACTGCTGGTATTGTAAATGTAAGAGACGAATGGCCTCTTTCGAATAGAGACCTCTACAGATATGCCGAGAACATTTATGGTGAGGACTTAAATGCTGTTCATCATTATGAAACCACAGAAGTTAAAGATTCTAATGGAAGATTGATTCTTCCTGCTGGTAAGGTTGTTGATTCTAACTTTACTATTCCAAACCCAACTGATTATAGAGCAACATTAAATCCAGTTGTAGGTATTGGTAATTATGAATATGAAACTCTAAAGAACGAAGAAAAGAGATCAATATACTTACTAAGACCGGATTATCTACAGCAATACTTAAATGATATGAGAACAATTATGTATTATGAAAAGTCTTCTCAGTATGTTGATAAGAAATTAATTCGTACCGAGAACACCAGAGTCACAATGCCATAAAAAAAGGGAGGTTTCCCTCCCCCGTTATTATCATTCGGCAAGTTTTGCAAAGTAACTCAGAGTATCATCATCGTCTTCATCATAAGAAGAAGACTTAGAAGAACTTAGATTGCTCAGTTCGGTACGAAGATCTTCATCAAGGTCACGAACCGGACCACGGGAAGTCTCTTCCTCATCGGCAACCTCAGGATCTTGACGACGAGTTCCTTTGTTACCGAGAACATAGTCAAGACGCTTCTTCAGTTCATCATAAGACTTAAACTGATCGACAGCAACGAGTTCTGCAAGAGAATACTGCTTCTTCCACACTGCTTCCATCTCTTCATCATCGTCCAGTAGGGCACCTTGTGCGGCAAACTCACTGGAATCATAGTTGCGATAACCAGCAACGTTCTTTGCCTTCAGTTTGAAGTTAGCACCCTGCCAGAAGTCAAACGGATCGATAGGAGTCTCATCTTCAAACTCAGGTTGCATTGCGGCAGTAATCTTATCAAAGATTTTCTTACCGAACTTATAAAGGAAGACTTTACCTTCGTTAGCAGGATTCGCAGGATCTTTGACAACGTAGATATTAGCAGCATAAGTCAGTTTGCGTTTCTGCTTACGTGCCAATTCCTTACCAGCATCAGTACCATTGTTCCAGAGTTCGGAGTTCAGTTCTGATACGGGATCCTTTTGTCCTAAGGTAGTCAGAGAGTTCTCAATGAACCAACCACCAGGACCTTGGAATGCATGGGAATAGAGCTTCACAAACGGCAGGTCTTCACCGTCAGGAGCAGGGAGGAAACGAATGATTGCATAACCATTCTGAGATTTATCACATTCTAAACGCCATAACCGATCATCAGAAGAACTAGAAGAAGAATTCATCTTCTCAACTTCTTTAACAAGTTTGGCAGTGAGAGAACCAAGTTTGGATTGTTTTTTTAAATCTGAAAAAGACATTTGGATTTTTTGGATAAATTGGATTTGTTGGATTTTATTTTGTGTGAGTTACCAACACATATATTATATATCAGATGTTCTCTGAAGTCAAGTATCTAAGAGTATCCGAACCTAAAATTTTCATCAATTTTCTTTTCCCTCGACAGCACTCCGATAAATGCCCCACATTACACTCTAGTATTCTAGCAGCTTCTTTAATACTTTCATATTTGCATATCAAACTACCCCCACTATTAAATCTCCCAACTTCTTTCCTATTTGGATTAGAATATCTTAATTTTTTTCTAGTTTCTTCAGAATGAATTTTTCCTTTGTTTATCTGACTTAATTTTCTTTTTGTCTCTTCAGATAGTTTATTGCCCAAATGAGATTTTCTCAAGTTCTCAATATGTTCTGGAGAGAACTTCATCCCCTTCCTTATTTGTGATATCTTCTTTTTTGTATCTTCGGACATCTCATATTGACTGCCGCCTTTCATAAGATTATAACCATTTGGATACAAAGAGTTTTTTTCTTGTATCCAATATTCTTCCCTATCATTCAATAATTTAACCTCACATTCTTCAATAATATTAATAGTAAAATTATCCCATCCATATTTTCTTATTGCATTATAAAAAGGATTTGTATTTTTATAGGATTTAGCATTGTATCTATGGCATCTTATTCTAGACTTAAAATCTTTTGCCTGACCAACATATATTTTCCCATTAATTTTATTTACAAACTCATACACAACTTTCATTTTTTTATCAACTTCCAGTTTCCATTATTATTTATAACAAAAATAATATTATCTGTCAAGAAATTGTTTGAGAGACTCAATGGTCTTATTCATACTACTGAAAAGTAAATTCATATCAGTGTCTGGTGAGAATCCCATCAGAGCCACAGATTTTTTCAGATTTTCTTTCATCTCAACCGCTTGTGGGTCATCAGAAAGAGAAAGTCTTGTGTACATAATACGTTGCTTTTCTAATAGCAACGTCATCTTTTCAATGTGTTCCAGTTTATCTTCACGGGACATTGAACCAAAAGAAAGAATACTTCCATAAATGAACTTCTGAAGATCATTAATTTCTTCAAGTTCTTCTTGTATAAGTTCAGAGTCAAAGAATTTACTCATTTACAATTTCCCGTAGAAGTTCTTTATAATCAGACACATCAATATGTATAAAGGGATTGTATTTCCTAATTTTTAAACTTACAATTTCCCAAACAGGATCTAGTAGTTTCGTATCAAATACCTTCCCGAACTGGAAGATTTTGTCGTATATGACTAGAACTTCAGGAGAAATCTTCCCACCCAGGAACTTTTTTAGAATTGGTGGATGGCCTTTCGAACAATTGAAAGCATCTTCTAATTTTGTTTCCGAGAGTAATTCTTCCGATTGTTCTTTGAACAAGTAAGTCAAACTCTGCTGTCGTTTCATCCACTCTGTGTATGTTCTTTCTCCTTCGTTTATTAAAGAACCAATCCATAAATTTTGTGGGGTGTCTGTGGCAACAAAGTTTGATACAAGAAAATCTACAATTTCATTATCAGAATATTTCCTCGAAGATTTCTCAAAGAAATATTTGTCTTTTCGTTTATTGAAGGAAGTTAGAGTTGCTCTTGACTTCCCACGATATTTAAAGAAATCGTATTTTGGATTTGTGAAATGACTTTTGAGTGAAAGATAATGTTGATATGTCTCAAAAGGACTCATAGTGGCAATTTTGCTCTCGAAGTTTTTTTCATAAAGTTTAGATTGATAGCATCATACTTCAATCTTTCTTTGAGTGGTTTAGATACAAGTTTCGTAATTGAATCTACCTCAATCTTATTAATCTCACAATAATGGCAAATAGCATCGATGTAGTTCATACCTTCCTCTGCAACAATCTTCTCTATTTCTAGGGAAAACTTGGAAGGAGTTAAGAACTTATCCTCTATTGCCTGCTCTAATTCCTTGTTAGGTTCCATACTGCTCAAGTTTATCTCCAACAAATTTTCTAATATATTGGACGAGCAATTTAAGGTACTTTGCTTTGTCGTATTCTTCATAAACTACACATTCTCCATTTTCACAAGACATAATGATAACAAATTTTTTGACTGATACCCCAGTCAGTTCGTAGTACATTGCAGCATAAGCACAGCACTGAACGAAATAATGATCGATCCAATCTCTTGGTTTCGGTTTCTTAGAAGTCTTAAAGTCGATGATTGCTAATTCACCATTATACTCGGCAATGCAATCAACAGTTCCTGCAATACCTAATTGCTTACTATATAGGGAACCTTCAAGAGAGTGAATATTATCAATATTCTTGAGAGTTGACTTCGCAATATTAAACAGAAACTCTGAGATTGGAAGAATATCTGTAGGAAGATCATGATTTTTCAGAAAATACTCAGTAAGAGTATGCATATCCGTACCACGACTTGTTGCAAGTTTTGTGATACGGTCTGCTTCCTCATCTCCAACTTTCTTCCTCCACTTCACAAAGATTTCTTTATTAAAATGACTTGTGATAGAAGTGATTGAAACTAGTTTGAGTAGTTCTTCATCATCAGGTACTTTATAATATCGAATACCATCTATAGTCTCCCGATCAAGTTTCGGGAGAGTCACATCAATATGATTGAACATTAAAATCCTTCTTCAATTTTAGCAATAAGATACTGACGAACTAATCCAGAACGGACAATATCATCGACACCAAACTCTATTATATCAAAAGAATCCATTTTACGCAAGACACTCATAAAATCAATAATTCCATTCTTCTCACTTGTTTTTACAAGGTCTGATTGAGTAGCATCTCCACAGAACATAATCTTACAATTTTCACCAACACGAGTAATAATAGAATCTAATTCGTGAAAATTAAGGTTGGCAAACTCATCTACAAGTACAATACAATTATCCAGAGTAACTCCACGAAGAAAAGAAGTAGACCAGAACTTAATCGTCTCTTGTGATTTAAGATTGCCATAGAGCATCTCAAACTCAACATCAGAAGGCATTTGGAACATATACTTCACCATATTCTTATAAGGAATCTGGTAGATGTCTGCCTTATCATCGTGAGAACCAGGAAGAAATCCAATTTCTCTTGTAGGAACTAATGACCTTACAATATAAACTTTTTCATAAGGAGTTCTTTCATCCAGCACTTCTTTTAGAGCATTATAAAGAGTGATGAAAGTCTTACCAGTACCTGCACATCCATAGGCAACAAGATGCTTACCTTCGGCATATGCATCAAAAAGTTTTCTTTGATTGTCTGTAAGGGGATCAATATCTAATAGATATTCACTCCCAAGTGCTTTCTTTCTTTTCATCTGACGAGTTGTAAGACCAACACCGATTGGTTGGTCATTCGTCGTTCTTTTTCTTCTTGCCATATTAGTTGTTTAGATTTTCTTTACTCTTGATCCAGGAGCCCTGCTTGATTTTTCAAGAACTTCGTTCCATCCAGGATTTTTTGCAACGAGTTTATCTTTCCACTCACCAATCTCTCCTGGACTTGCAGATCCTTGCGACCAATCTCTTTTCCATTCAGGATTGTCCTGATACCACTGTGTGACGTCATGAACACTCATTTCAAGCACTTTTGTCTCACCAGTTTCTTTATGAATAATCGGATAAATTGCCATTTTTTATAATAATGTGTACGATTATTTAGATTAAGGACTCAAACGTGCCTTATGAAGTCTCTTCTCTTCATAATATGCCCAAATACTTGGAGTCCATTTTTGGAGTTCGGGTGCAAAAGAATCGCATAATGCTTGAATCTCAAGTTGAGCATCAAGTTTAGAACGAAGATCCATAAAGTGAAGTACAGAACGAAGGTTGAATGAAACTACAAAGTTCTGACGAATTGCTTGTGCAAGATAATCACGAATATGCTCTTCACACATACCTTTATCATACTTCACGGCATAACGCTTACACCCCTCTACAATCCACTGTAGTTCATCTTGTCGATCTTCTCCTGTCCACTCATACTTCTTACCTTTACGGTTAGTATAGAACCCCACAGGTCGCACATAGAAGACTTCTTCAACATCCAGTTCTCCACTGGCAACTTTGACTACACGCTTACCGGTATAACGTTGAGATTGAACATCCCAAGTTGTTCCAATACGATGAGTTCTTGCCTGAACGATCACATTATGAACAAATCCAGCACAAGAAAATGTAATTTGTGGATGCTCCAAAGGCCCCCAATGTCCTCTTTCATTTGCCAAAAGTTGTTCTACAACCCACTCACCACATTTTTGATTGCTAGGAACTTCCACTTGATGAATTGGAACTTCAGAATAATCACCCTTACCTGCTTGCCAAATTACTTGTTCTGGGGTTGGGTAGCATTGAAGTTTTACTACCTCAAGATTCTTATCAAGTTCAAGTAGATCTTTTGATTTAATAGGTCTCATTTCTTTCCAAATCCTTTGTATTCTTTTGATGTGGTCTTTTCTAATTCTAGCACAGAAAGTTGTGCCTTCATAAATTGAAGTTCTTCACTGGAATACAAATAATCCTGCTTCAGTGCTTCCTTGATCAATTTAATTGCCTTTTTGTTCCTCATTCTAAATCCTCAAAAATTTCGTCGTAATCTAACTCTTTTGGTGTAATATCATCAAATTGATATGCCTGAACATCAGAATATAATTCTGCTTTCAGGGAATCTACAAGAAGTTCTAAATTACGGACAATTAGTTTTAGTTTGTCTTTGTCCATTGCATATAGTTCTCTGGGAGCATTCTACATAAAAAAAGGAGACCTGTCAAGGTCTCCAGTAAATCAACGCATTGCCATTGCAAGTTTTGCTTGATGTTTGCGTTGCTCTTTTTCTTTTTGTTGTTTGATTAAAATAAGTTGCCAATTGTTTTTCATAAGAGGTGCTCCTTTACTTTGTGGGTATTGGTGCGTTCCTTCGGTATTCCTACTTCCGTTTGCTATTCGCAAATAGCAAATGAACGTTCGATTATTTATGATTTTTATTCTGTAACAAATGATACAAAATTAAAAACCTTCGTGTGAGAAAATTTTGGGGAGATTTTTTCCCACTATTTTGGAAATCACTTCCGCTTTTTCTTTTCGGGTGCTTTGTATCCCCAGATTCTTGGATTTACTTTACCATAACCCCAGGCAATTTTCTGAACTGCTCCGTGACCGAACTTATCAAAATATAAATCAAAGATTTTTACTTTACTTCCACGGCAAAGATCCATATAAGTTTCATCCTTAACAATATAAGTTACGATATAGGCATCAAGGGGAAATGATGGATCCTTGAGTTGTTGTAGTGTTGCTTTTTCTAAAAGAATTTCACATCCATAACGGGAAGGAATATCTTTCTTTTCTTCTGCCGTCCATTCCACAGTTGTTTTTTCCTCTGCGACACTGCTGGTTTTACTCACGAACGACCACCCCAAGTAATAGATGGGTATGCCTGACTTACAATTTCTTTTGTAATCTTATATTTGGTATCAAGTTTCTTATCCTTTACAAGAATTAGAATTTCTGCTTCTAGTGGATGCAGTCCCTCTAGAATATTAATGAACATAGATTCTCTACGAATACTATTTATTGCGTCATTACCACCTTTAAGGAAGTGATAGAAGTGCTTAAACTCTCTACGAATTGTACTATGCCCCTTATTTGCATCTGCAGTATTACCGATAGAGAACGAACCAACTTCATGCATCTTACGAATTTCTTCAGTAAGTTTATCACTCATTGATCCATTAAAAGTTGTCTGATCCTTATAACCAGAATACGGTACAGGGCCATCTGGGAGCACAGAAATCACACTCTCATCAAAGTTCCAAATAAAGACTGCTCTGATTGATGGATGATCATACTTTTGTAGAAGTTCTACCTTCTTTGCATTGGTTTTTTGACGAGATACCAAGTCAAAAACCTCAAAGGCAAATGGATTAGTTGGTAAATTGTCAATTACAGGAGCAACTCTTTTGGTAGTGGTTGTCTTGGTTTTTGTTGTAGTTGTAGTCATAATTATTATCAGTTAAAAAAAAATTAATCTTCGTCGTCTTCTTCGTCAGAGTCAAAATAACCTTCCTCAAAACGAATTGCTAATACTTCGTCAGGAATTAGGTTTCCCTGATTATCAAACATTTCTGGATGAATTCTAGGAATCTCCCTATAACTCATCATATACTCCCTGGCAACCCATCCAGTTACAATTCCTACTATAAAGAACAGTATGATTAAAAAAGAACCTAATACTAAGCTAACTGCTAACATCTTTTTTTCTCCTTATAGGGATTGTTTTTTTCTTTATAGTCAAAGAAAATTCAAAATAGATAGTTACTTCTCGTCTTAAAAAGCAAAGTAATTTCTCAAAAATAATATGAAAGTCTTTCGGTTGCCTTCTTTTACCCCCACTAAGTATAAGTTCTACTCCACGATTCATACCGTGGTTCTCAGAGTTATTTATGTTCCTATTAGGCAATTTGCTTCTCTTTCAAAAACTTAACGGTATCAGTACACCCACCAAGTTTTTGATTATCACAAATAACCTGGGGGAATGTAGAACCTTCACCAAACTCCGAATAGAATTCTTCTTTGGTAAAATCTTCTCCCAAATTATACACCACAAAGTTATTTCCTGTCAACTCTAGAACTTGTTTAACTTTGTAACAGTAAGGGCAATCTTGTTTGGAATAAACGGCGAAGTTCATAATTTTGTAATATCTATAGTAATTTATATAAGAAAAAAGAGGAGATTTCTCTCCTCTTATTATACCACCAACTCACTTCTTCTCACCACAGAAGAAGGTCTTGGTCCCGAAGTCGCAGGGAATCATCAAGACTCCTATATTATAAGGGATTTTATGGTAGGTGTCAAGCCTCTGCAGGAACCTCTTCTGAAGTGACATCAACGGTTTGCTCTCCAGCAACTGGTTCGCAAACAGGAGTCGTGATTGTTGCTTCTATTTCATAATCTGGACCATGCTCTTCAATCAAAGCAGAGACCTCTTCGATTGTATGACCAGTATCGTTATTAGAATCTGCAGTTAAATGATACAGATGCATTAAAGGCAGTGTAAGTGTTGTAGTTTCGGTTGCCATTAACCTTTCCTCCATAATTCTTTTGAAAATTGTACCCAATCTTGTATGCGGGTTTCCCAACTGTAGTAATTATTTATGACCTCTACCTGACGAGTACTATCGAACTCACCATTTCGGTATTCCGTAATTGTTCTTTTCAGTTCTCTGGCAAATCTTTCAATATGCTTTTGACGATCAGGAATATAACCATAATGACGGGCAAATCCCATTCCAGTTTCTGGTAGAGCAGCAAGATTACTGGACAGTACAGAACATCCAGCAGCAAGTGCCTCAATCATACAAATACAAGAAGTCTCCTGAAAGTATGCAGGATATGCAAAGATATGAGTGTTCATTAACTGCTCACGAATCTTAGAGTTATTTGTTCTTGTATGACGAACAACTCTCTTATCAGCATTTGCAAGTGATAAGCAATAACGAAGAAACTGTTCCTCTTGTTCACAGACATGGGCATATTCATAACTCTGGAATCCTTCTGCATGTTGCTTCTTACGATTATCAGGATCAAGTTCATGGAAGATATGAAGATCAAAGTCTTCTTCGGGAAGAAGTTTAATCGATTCCAAAAGAACATCCAGACCACGAATAGGATTAGGATGGAACATCAATTGAAGTTTTCCTTCCGGTTTCTGATGCACTTCAAAAGGATGAGTTGCATTCTTCAAGACATAACACTTCTCCATCGGAAGACCAAACTTCTCACCAAATCTTTCGTACTGCCAATCAGAAACAAAGACATATGCCTTAAAGTGTTTCTGGAATTGTTTGTCCATCAGTTGTTCTAGGTTGGCTTCCAGATGATGTGGATGCAACCAAACAATATTTGAACTATCAGGTGCGATTACATTATCACCTGGAATCACACACCAATGCCAGTCTGCAAGGTCAGGAGCAGCAGGAAGAACTAGATCTTGCCATGCTCTTCCCATAATCTCAGTACCACCAGTTCCATCGGGATTTAGTGATGCTTCCAGAAGTGGGGGCATATTGTTGTGTAGATATTCAGGTTTTGTGTTTACAGTTTCAGTCATACTACCTCCTTTAAGAAGTTTTCCATCGGTGATTTTTTGAATATCTCAAGTCCTTGTTCTGCCTGTTCATCAAGTTTTTTTGCATCTCTTAGAAGTTCATAAGTCTTTCTTACAAAGTCTTCATAAGGTGCAGTATTTACAGTACCTTCCATATAATCGGGAAAGTCAGTTGTTACATTTCTTTCAGAGATTACAGGCACTTTATTCTGAATTAAATGTGATACACGAATGATCTCAAAGATTTCATTATCGTGATTGTGTAAATTGATGACTAACTTTGCTCTCTTAATGAGATCATCTCGTTCATCACCATAGGTGCTTTGAACTGCAACGAAGTTGACATTCTTATCTTCGGCAAACTGATTCATAATGTTCAGTCTTCTTTGACTTGGAGACATATAGGCAAGAATATCAATATCTCTTTCCTCTGGTTTGTTTCTTTCAAAGTATGAGATTTCTGGAACATATCCAATTTGAACATGCTTGATATTTTCTACACCTGCCTTTTGAAGTACATCAACATTTCGTTTTGAATAGTCCCATACTTCAAGACCACGATACTTACGACACCAACGCAGACATTCTGGTTGATCTCTCATCTGTTCCAAAGAATAAACAATCGTATCTTTTGGAATGTCGTGTCTCACAACGTCCACAGGAGTATGATGCATTCCAAATACAATATTTCGTGCATTCGGATTGAAGTCATTAATACTATTCGTTACTTCATGTCCCAATTTTTGAAGAGTAAAATAAACTGCTGCTTCAATTTCGTTAAAGACATTTGAATGAACATAGAACCCATTATCAGGCACTATACGGCACAAATTAAATCTCATAAATAAACTCTCCAAAGTTTTTCTTAATATCACTAATTAGATTTATATCCTTAGAAACAATACCCAAACCGTTCGAATGACGGAAGTTTGTTTTAGGTAGATTGATTTCCTTAAAGAATCGACTCACACCATAACCTGCTTTATCTACACAAGTATCGTGCATCAGAATGATACCATCTTCCTTTACAAACTTGATCCAAGTTTCAAAGTCATTCTTGACTGCTTCATAAGTATGATAACCATCAATATGAAGAATGTCAATTGGTTTGTTCCAGGTTTTTGCCACATCATCAAATAAACCTTTGATTAAGGTAATATTAGATAATTCAAGTTCTTTTTGTTTCTCAAGTACATATTCATAAGTATCACGAATACCTGCCTGATCATCACCCTCAAAACTATCCACACCATAGATATGACCTATTTCTGGAAGTGCAAAACAGAATGTTGAGTATCCATAATCCACACCAAGATCCACGATTGTTTCTGGTTTCTTGATACGAACCAACCAATCGGCAAACTGCCTATGATCTCTCCAGTTCATATTACTTCTTGTGCCAACCTCTGTAAGAGTATGAATCTTGTTAAATCGACGAACCTCTTCTTCACTCTTATGACTCTCATCATACATCTCTCTTGGATAGTAGATGAAGTATCTTTCCAGACCTTGATTATCATACTGATGATGACGACGATAATGAAAACAGAACTGCTTTGGAATACCAGTTGCCATCCAAAGTTCAAAACAATAACGATAGTTTTGTAGTTCTCTCATCATAGCTTCAACATCCATGTACTCTTCAATCTTGAGTGGATGTTTCAGTTTACGAATGTAATCATTTCGTGCCCACCAGAAGTTTCCGGCATAGTGCTGAACCACAAAGTCCAATTTAATGTCGTGCCTTTCAACCCAATCAACACCACAGCAATCATATCCTTCATCTAGTTTGGCAATACAATCTTCCCACTTTTCAATATTAAAGTACTGCATATAGTGCCTCCAATCTTTGATGGCACCAGGAATGTGGGTTGTATAAGAACTCATTCCTTTGTTATGGAAGTAGAAGGTATAACCATCATCTTCTAGAGCATGTTCATAAATCTTTGCAAGAGTCTGTCCTTCATAAAGATTTGGTTGCTCTCCTACGTTCCTGACATCGATAATGTTCACAAAAGGGAATCGTTCTTTAATATATCCAAGAACCATGTCATCATAAGAATGCCCAGTCTTAGAGTTGTGCAGTCCTAAAGGAAGAGTCACGCACATATTGACCGTTGCCTTATCAGCAAGACCACTAGATCTCAACAATCCCATTTGCTCATCAATCCACCAGATCCACATATTCTGTGTGTCGGGAATGAATAGATGATAGAAAATTGTAATTGTTTTCTTAATTTCTTTTTCGTTTTTATAATTGAGCATATCGTTCTCTTGGATAAAGTGCATGATAATGATCAACAGCACTATAATGAATTGATCTTACCTTTGGTTTGTTGGTTGCTAACCACACCTCATAACAGAATCGATGCCCACCTAGTTTTTCGGTGAGACTCTCATCATAATATAAAGTTCTGTCCAATACATTTGGAAGTGTTTTGATATAGTCGGTAGTTGCCCACCAGAAGTTTCCAGAAAAATGTGGATAGAACTCATGAGTCCAGTTCGTAGAAACTGCATCTACCTGATCATCTTCAATTTTCTGAACACAATCTTTCCACCTTTCAATTGACCAGTAGTTCATATAGTGTCTCCAGTCTTCTACAGGTGGAGAACCATATTGTAGCATACCTTTGGAGTGAATGTAAAGGACATATCCATCATTTGTTTTTGAATATGTCTGAAGTTCTTTAAGTGTTTGCCCTTCGAAGAGATTCTCCTGTTCACCTTTTCCAGACATTACTCTAGAAGATAAAATATTTACAAAAGGAAACTTCTGTTTAATAAAGATTTTGATTTCATTTACGGCAAAATCAGGTGCGGCAAAGCACATATTAACCGTTGCCGCATCTGCCAAACCACTTGACTTTACGAGTGATAGTTGCTCTGTCACAATCTTATCCCAGGCACTATTCATGGCACCTAGGTGATAAAATACTGCAAGTTTTTTCATACTACAATATTAGACTTAACGTGCCCCACGACTACAGTTGGATCAACAAAAACTTGATGACCATTTTGTGCGACTCTATCACACCAGTCCAGGTCTTCACCCAATGGAAGTTCATAAATGACTCCATCAACTTCCTGAACAACTTTGCCAAGACCATACCAAGGACGTTTGATACCTTCAAAGACTCCTTGCTTGACGCACATGAAACCAAGACCAACACCATAGACTGGAAATGAATCTCCGACTTGCTGAAGTAATGAGATCTCATCTCTAGTCATCGGACGATAATCATCTTTGTTTTGATGAATCATGGCATCGGCACCTTGTGCCTCAAAATAGACACCAGAAATAATATCCTGTTCTGAACTATAGAGTTTCAGAAAGTGCTCAGGATTCCAGACAATATCACTATCGATACAGAATAGTTTATCATAAGTGTATTGTCCTTTGCCTGGTTGAGAATTAAAGACTTCTAACTGACGACTACCAGTAATGGTTGCTTCTCTTGCATTCGTGACAATCGAAGCATACTCATTCTGATAGTGCCAGGTCAGTCCATTTGCCTGAAGAGCCTGAATGGTTCCTAGCAAAGACTTAACATACTCCGACACCATGTTACGACCTGGTGTCGTAATGACCACATTAAAGTGTGGTTTTTGATTATTTTGATATTTCATCATAGTACGATCATTTTTTCATGTCCAACTCTAACCTTTGGATTACACCAAATCTCAAAACCATATTCCCTAAAGTCCTCACACATCGCAACATCTTCTGAGCACATGTCCTCAAGAATAACTCCATCCTCACGAATGAGTTGAACTTTCTTTGGTGCAAACCAAGGATAAGGAATCTTCTCAAAGACACCTTTCTTCATCAGAACCCAACCAAATCCACAGTACTCAATCTTAAATGGTCCTGGTCGTCTTTGCATATCTTCAATTGTCTCAAAGTAATAAGAACCTTTGTTCATCAAAAGTTTCTTATCCATATCAACGACGACTGTGGACTGATTGGATGATGCAGTTCCATTTGATTGGACATACCAACCAGTCGAAATATCCTTATCCATCTCAAGAAGGTCTAAGACATTCTGTGTATTGAAAACAATATCACTATCGATCCACATAATATAATCATAATTAACCTGACCTCTCCAGGGAGTCAGCATCGTTCCGGCAAAGTTATCTGCCTGCAAACAATCAGTTCGGGCAAAGTTTACCATCGAACTATAGTGTTGAGAGATGTAAAAATTGATTCCGAGTTGGTTTAAATCAAAAACCAATCGAATGAATTGTGTGAGAAATGTACCTGAATATGAACGACCCGGAAGACAGAAGGCAATTGTTTTTCCTTTAAAATCATTCTTCGGTTGATTCGAATAATTTAGCATAAATGACAATCAGATAATAATGATTATAGCATATCTAGGCAAGTTTTACCACCAGGTAATTTTAACATATCCATCCCCACCATCTCCACCGACACCAAAGGTTTGATTTTCATCTGCATATGCACCACCACCTCCACCACCTCCACGATCCCCATTACCACCATCACCGGCAATTCCTATTGAAGTTATAGAAGATGAAGATAGGGTTCCAGAAACACCAGCTGCGGCATAACCAGCAGCACCATAGGTAATTGAATTCAAAAGGTTTGTTGTGGTGGATGTTCTTGATGTCCAGGTGATCGCATCCGTGGAGAGTCTGATTACACCACCAGCACCGACTGCATAATAGATGCTGTTCAAATAACTTAATCTAAAAATTGCAGAAGTACCAAAACCTGTTGTTCTTTGTTCCCAAATGATTGTATCTGTGGATGTTCTAAGCAATCCAGCATTACCACCGGCAAAGAATACTGTACCATAACTTACGGCATTAATGTTTGTTGTACCAAATCCTGTGGTTCTTAGTACCCAAGAAATCGTATCAGTCGAAGTGATAATAGTATTGGTCACACCGAAATAATCACTTGTTGCCGCAACATAATAATTACTATCATAAGTGAGTGCAGTAATGGACTGAACATTTGTCATAACCGTGGTTCTTAATGTCCAGGAAGCAGTATCTGCAGAAACGGCAAAGTATGCACCATTCACACCATAAGATGATAGAAGTGTCTGAGTCGATGCAGTTAGAGTTCCTGCTGCACCGGCAAGTAGGTAGTTATTATTACCATAGACTGAAGTAGAAATTGCCGTTGTACCAAATCCAGAAGTTCTTGCAGTCCATACAATACCATCAGTCGAAGTTCTACTGATTGCACTATTACCGGAAGCAACATATATTCCATCACCATAAACATAAATGATACTGTTGACATTTATCGTACCAAATCCAGTAGTTCTTGTTGTCCAGGCAATTGCATCTGTTGAAGTTCTTAATGTTGCAGCACCACCAGCAATATAGATTGTTCCATAAGTTAATGCAAGTATACTAGAAGTACCGAATCCAGTAGTTCTTGAAGTCCAGACAATTGAGTCCGTGGATGTTCCAAGCAATCCACCATTACCACCGGCAACAAAAAGAGTTCCGGCAGTAAAGGCATTAATTTGAGTTGCACCGAATCCTGATGTTCTTTCAGACCAGGTGATATTATCAGTAGAAGCAATCAAACTTCTAGCATTTCCAAGATAGTTGGTGCCTGTTGCAAGATTATAACTTAGTTGCGTGGTTGTAGAAGTTGTTATGGTTCCACCATAACCACCGGCAACAAGAATATTATTTGCAAAAAGTAATTGAGCACGAACGATTGATGTTCCAAAACCAGGGTTTCTTAAAGTCCAGGTGATTGCATCTGTTGAAATATTTAATCTTCCACCATCACCACCAATAACATAAAGATTATTTGCATAAAGTAAAGACCAAATGCTTCCCCCAGTAAATCCAGAAGTTCTTAATGTCCAGGTGATTGCATCTGTTGAAGTGCCTAAAGATGGACCACCACCAATACTAGCAGCAACATAAAGACCATTCCCATAAACTAAAGAATAAATGATTGTTGTACCAAATCCAGAAGTTCTTTGTGTCCAGGTGATTGCATCTGTTGAAGTGTTTAAGATTGCACTATCACCAGCAGCAACATAAAGATTATTTCCATAGACTACAGAAAAAATATATGAACTACCAAAACCAGAGCAAGTTCTTAATGTCCAGGTAAGTGAGTCTGTGGATGTTGACAGATTTCCAGACTGATTTCCAGTTACATACTGATTATTTGCATAAATGATTGACCACGTTTGCGTGGCAGGTGTGGTTCGGTATTGCCAGACAATTCCATCAGTTGAAGTATTTAAGAATCCACCATCACCACTTAGGAAATAAGTATTATTTGCATAAGTTGAAGTGATAAAATTATCAACCATACCATTAGAAGTTCTTTGAGTCCAGGTGATAGTATCTGTTGAAGTGACTATAGTTCCACCACCACCAGCAGCAACATAAAGACCATTCCCATAAGTTAGAGCATAAATGACTGATGAACCAAATCCAGAGGTTCTTTGAGTCCAAGTACTGAATGGAACTAAAGTACCACCATTTACAGCAGTAAGAGTTTGAATATTAAGTGCGGTACTTCTAACAGTCCAGGTGATTGTATCGGTTGAAGCATTCAAAGTAACACCAGTACCAAAAGAACCAAGAATACTTTGAGGGGTTGAAATCATTCTTCCCGTAATACCACTCATCACAAAAGTCTGATTGCCATAAACTGAAGCAGTAATTGCACTTGTACCAAATCCTGATGTTCTAAGTGTCCAAACAATAGCATCCGTTGAAACTAATTGAGTACCCGCAACACCACCAGAAGCATAAACATTATTATTATAAACTAGAGTGTTGATGACTGATACACCAAATCCAGAAGTCTGTAGTGCCCAGTTAATTGTATCAGTTGAAGTTGTTAAGAAAGGTTGACCGATATAGTTTGTACCGGCAGCAACATAAAGAGATTCACTTGTGGTTAATGTCGTAATCGTTTGAGTATTAAGTCCAGTACTTCTGAGTGTCCAGGTGATTGTATCAGTCGAAGAACTTAGATATGCACCATTACCAAAGGAAGAAAGAACAGTATCATTTGAAGTAGTCAGAGTTCCACTTGCACCACCGGCAAAATAAATGTTATTTCCAAAAGTCAGAGCATTAATTTGTGATGTACCAAATCCAGAAGTTCTGAGTATCCAGGTTATTGCATTTGTAGAAGTTGCCGATACACCATTTACACCAACTGCCGTAAAGACTGATTGCCCATAAGTTAATCCAAGAATATTGTTTGCACCAAATCCCGAAGTTCTTAATGTCCAGACAACTGAATCTGTAGAAGATGATACCAATCCACCATTACCACCGGCAAGATAAAGTGTTGCTCCATAAGAAATTGCACGAATATCTGTTGTACCAAGTCCAGAAGTTTGTACAATCCAACTGGTTGAATCACGAGAATATGTAATTGTTCCAGAGGCACCACCAATAAGATAGAGTCCATCAACAGTTGAATATAATCCGGCATAAATTGTTGATGTACCAAAACCAGAAGTTTGTGCAGTCCAGGTGATTGTATCGGTAGAAGATGTAAGTGTTCCTGCATCACCACCAGCAATATAGATTCCTAAATCACTTGAGTAGGTTGTTTCATAAATGATTGAAGTACCAAAACCAGAGGTTCTCAATTCCCAAGTAATTCTATCCGTTGAAGTGGTTAATGTTCCAGCAGCACCACCGGCAACAAAAGATGTTCCATAGGTCAAGGCATTAATTAAAGTCGTACCAAAACCAGAAGTTCTTAATATCCAGTTAATGGAATCAGTTGAAGTATTGATGATTCCAGCATCCCCACCGGCAATATAAAAATTATTTCCATAGGTCAAAGCATTAATTGAAGATGTACCAAAACCAGTAGTGGTTCTTGTAGTCCAAAGAGTTGAAAGTGTGGCACCGGCAGCAACATAAAGATTATTAGTATAACCAAAAGCATTAATTGCTAGTGTCGTTCCAGAGGTTCTTTGAGTCCAAACAATATTATTAGTAGAGACTTGTAGATTTCCATTTACCGCAGAAAGGTAATTGGTTCCTGTTAGGAATGAATAAGATCCACCAGAACCTAGTGTTGTAATTTTATCCAGATTAAGAAATCCAGTAGTTCTTAATGTCCAGTTAATCGCATCAGTCGAAGCACTTATTACTCCACCATCACCAAGATTAGCAAGTGTGGTTTGTGTTGTAGATGTTAATGTGCCAGCATCACCACCATTTAGATAAGTATTGTTTCCATAAACAAGTGCTCGTATTGTGGTGCCACCGAATCCTGATGTTCTCAAAGTCCAGGTGATTGCATCTGTAGAACTGATATTTGCACCAGCAACACCAGAAGCAACATAAACTCCACTATTATGGGCAAGACCAACGAAACTTTGAATTACACCAGCAGTTCTTAATGTCCAGGCAATTGCATCTGTTGAAGTTAAAATTGTTCCACTTACACCAGAGACAACATAAACACCAGCATAAAGAGATTGATATAATGCATTTGCGGTTCCTGATGTTCTTGCAGTCCAGGTAATTGCATCGGTAGAAGTTTGAATCACACCGGCATTACGTGTTAAAAGATAAGTCGGTGTCGGTAAACTAGAATAATTAAGTGACTGGATAGAATTAGTAACATCACCAGATGTTCTTATAGTCCAACGAATAGCATCAGTAGAAGTAAATACTGTTACCGAACTAGTAAAAACATAAGTGGATATTGGAGAATCACCATAAGCAATTGCCACAATACTAAGAGTTGTAGCAGTTCTTTGTGTCCAGGCAATAGTATCTGTAGAAGTTCTTAAAAGTCCAGAACCACCAGATAATACATAAGGTTCATTACCTGTAGTTGCAGAACCAGATTTTCCGGCAACATACAGAAGTCCATTACCACCAGAAGATTGACCAATAGTGGCTGCTGTTCCAGAAGTTCTAGAAGTCCAGGCAATACCATCTGTAGATACTACCAATCTTCCACCAGTACCAGCAGCAAGGAAGTTAGTACCATCATATATTGATGTATAAATTGCAGAAGTACCAAATCCAGAAGTTCTTTGATCCCAAATAATATTTGCACCACCAATAAGAATCTCACCATTAAAGAATGTTGCAGTATTAATTATAGATGGACTGGTTGATGTGGTTCTTGTAGTCCAGGCAATTGCATCTGTAGAAGTTCTGGTTGTAATATTACTGGCAGCAAGGTAAATATTATTTCCAAAGGCAAGTGTAGAAATTGTGGATGTACCGAATCCAGCAGTTCTGAGGAACCAAATTGTAGAAACAGAAGCACCTCCGGCAACGAACTCATTATTAAAGAATGTCATCGCACCAATTGCAGTCGTTCCGAATCCAGAGGTTCTAATTGCCCAGGAAATTGTATCGGTAGAAGCAGTTAAGAGTCCACCAGCACCGGCAGCAGCATAAAAATTATTACCAAATGCAAGTGTGGCAATTGCAGAAGTACCAAATCCTGATGTTCTTTGATTCCACATCGTGGTGATTGTTGCACCACCGGCAAGATAAAGACCGTTATTATATCCTAGTGCCGTGATTGGTTGGTTATTGGCAATACCAGGATTTCTTGATGTCCAGTTAATCGTATCCGTAGAGGCAATTATAAAACCTTCGTTTATATAATTAGTACCACCGGCAAGATAAAAAGTATTATCAGAGAATGTTGTAGTAATGGTTTGAGTATTGATTCCTGTGGTTCTAAGTGTCCAATTGATCGTATCAGTAGAGATACTAAAGTGAGCACCATTACCAAACGAAGAAACTTGTGCATCTAAAGCAGTAGCAATTGTTCCACCACTACCAGCAGCATAGAAAGATCCAGAATTATATAATAACTGGCCGATTGTGGATCCACCAAATCCAGAAGTCCTAGTGACCCAAGTAATTCCATCTGTTGATGTCGTAACTGTATTTGTTCCAGAATTAACTTGACCTCCAGCAACATATACACCATTACCATAACTCAAAGTATTAATAAAGACTGTACCAAATCCTGCTGTTCTTAATGTCCAGACAATTGTATTTGTTGAAGTGTTTAGAACTCCACCTTGCCCACCCGCAAGATAAAGATTATTTGCATAAAGTAAAGAGTTAATGTTGGAAGTACCAAATCCAGAAGAAGTTCTTGAAACCCAAGAAATTGAATCGGTCGAAACTCTAATTGTTCCACCAGCACCACTAGCAAGATAAGGATTTGGTTGCCCAGAAGCATAAATTAATCCGTTTCCAGCAGCAAAATTACCAATACCAGATGTACCAAATCCAGAAGTTCTTAAAGTCCATGCAATTGTATCTGTTGAAGTGTTTATAATTCCAGAAGTAGCACCAAGAAAATAATTAGTACCATCAAACATAAAAGTGTAAATAGAGGATGCACTAACTGCAGCACTTCTTAAAGTCCAGGTTATTGTATCCGTAGAAGCAATTAAAATTCCCAAAGTACCCCCGGCAAGATAGATTCCATTACCATATCCTAGTGAAAGAATACCTGATGTACCAAAACCTGAAATGGTTGTTCTTTGAGTCCAGGTGATTGAGTCTGTAGATGCTGACAGAGTTCCGGTTATTCCACCAGCAACATAAAGATTGTTGCCAAATGTAAATGCCTGGATAATGGTAGAACCAAATCCTGATGTTCTTTGAGTCCAAAGAGTTGATACTGCAACACCAGCAGCATAATAAGTCGTACCCTTATATCCAAGAGCATTAATTGTTTGAGTAGTACCAAAAGTTCTCAAATTCCAAGTTGATAGTCCAGATGAGAATGCTCCACCACCGGCACCACCACTACCGATGCTTCCAGTATAAGAACTTAGAATACTTGCTGCTCCATTTGTTCCGGCATTTGAACCACCAGTAACAGTATAACTATTTCCATAATAGTAAGAGGTAACACTACCACCACTATTCGTATTATAAGCACCACCGGCACCACCAGTCGGTTGATAAGGTACTGATGGTGATGTTGCATTAATTCCAGTTCCAAGTACAGAAAGACCGGCACCACCAGCAAGACCGGCAGTTGTATAGAATGGATTTACAGTAGATGCAGTTGCCGCACCTGCTGGACCTGCCGTGACTGCCGTATCAGAAGCACCAGTACCACCGGCAGCACTTAAGGTATAAGTAAGTGTCCCGTCAGTAATATGAGGTATTCCAGTCCAGGTTAAAGTTGTTGCGGAACCTGATGATGTACTGTTAACAACATTAAGATTACCAGTAGTGCCTACAAGATAAAGACCATTTAAGTATTCAGTTGTCCATGCAATACCATAATTCTGAACAAGTGCGGTTCTTTGTGTCCAAACTATCGTATCGGTAGAAGTCGCAACAAATCCAGTTGGTGCCGATGTAACTCCAATATTAATAGCAGCACCACCAGAAGCAACATAAACACCATTACCATAAGTTATAAACCATGTCGATGATTTACCAAACCCAGAAGTTCTATAAGTCCAGGTGATTGCATCTGTAGAAGTGGTTAGTACTCCAGCAGAACCACCGACAACATAAAGATTATTCGCAAACTTAATTGCTTTTACATCAGTATAACCAAATCCAGAAGTTCTTTGTGTCCAGGTGATTGCATCTGTTGAAGTGTTTAGAACTCCACCATTACCAACGGCAACAAAAGATGTTCCATAAGCAAAAGTATTAATAGTTGTTGTACCAAAACCAGAAGTTCTTTGTGTCCAGGTAATCGAGTCCGTTGAAGTATTTAAGATTCCACTATCACCACCGACAACATAGGTATTGTTTGCATAAAATGAGGTATAAATGTTTGATGTACCAAAACCAGATGAAGTTCTTAAAGTCCAGGCAATTGCATCTGTTGAAGTTTGAATCAATCCAGAAAATCCACCAATTACAAAAATATTATTCCCATAAATGATAGACCTACTAACAGTAGTTGGTGCCGCAGAAGTTCTTAAAGTCCAAATAATTGTATCTGGAGAAGTATATATTGATACAGAAAAGGAAACATAAACACCATTACCATATGCTAATCCAAAAACAGTATTATTAGTGGCTCTTGGTCTCCATGTAATACCATCAGTACTTACAGATAATCCACGATTTCCTGCAAGACCACGAGTACCAGGTGTTACGGTAATCGTAGAAGCACCGGCAAGTTCTGGACGACGAATGATCCAAGAAGCATAGGCACCAGAACCTCCACCGGCAGCGGCACCTAATGTACCTGTTGGTCTTCCTGCTGATCCCGCACCACCTGCACCAATTGCCTCAATATAAAGAGTCGATGCACTTTGAGGAACATAAAAGGTTTGTGCAAATGGTTGTGTAAACTCCTGAGCACCTTTATAAGTTACTGCATTACTTGCCGATGAAGTTAATGGTTTCCAACTGGTTGAACTACTTGAATATGGTGATGTGAGTAAGGTTCCAGTACCACCACCAGAGATTACATAATTATCCGATGTCTTTGTGGAGTATAATAAAGATGAAGTATTCGAAGTTCTGAGTGTCCAGGTGATTGAATCCGTCGAACTAAGTACTGCACCAGTTAATGGACTTGTCGCAATATAAGTATTATTGATGTAATTGATCTTCATCTATTATACACCTTTCTGTTGGAAATTATAATTCAACGGACACATTTTAATTCTATTTAGATTGATTACAAAATGGTAATATACTAATATCCAGAAGTTCTCTGAGTCCAGGTAATTGTATCTGTTGAGACTGCAAAGGAACTACCTGTATCACTTGCAATATAAAGACTATCCTTACCAACAAAGGTAATATCATCCACAGAAGAAGTTCCAAATCCAGAAGTTCTTAAGTACCAAGTAACAGTATCAATTGAAGTAGCAATTGTTCCAGAATCACCAACAATAAAATAAGTTGCATTATAATATTTAACACCATTAATTATTGTTCCCATAGTAATTCCTGTTGCTCTTGTAGTCCAGATAATTGAATCCGTCGATGCCGCAATTATTCCAGGTCTTCTATCATAATCTGAGAACGATGCCAGATAATATTGACTTCCCAAAATAACATGATCTAATTGCTGTACGTTCACAGAAGAAGTTCTTAATCTCCAGGAAATTGCATCGGTGGAAACAATAATAGTGGCACCATCTCCACGATTCGTTAGAGAACTATAAGTTCCGGTAGCAACATAACCAAATGATGAAACCTGAACATAAGTATCATTATTATAAGCAATACCATTAATTATATCAGTAATACCAGAGGTTCTGGCAATCCAGATTACACCATCAGTTGAAGCAGAGTTACCACCACCACCAGAAGTTACATAAAGATTATTGGCATATAATACATTTCGAGTACCACCCGTAGCAACAGTTCTTAAAGTCCAGGTGATTGAATCTGTGGATGTTTGAATAATTCCAGCACCAGATGGAGAAATGTGTCCAGCAACATAAAGATTTGTACCATTATAAGTTATACCATTAATTGGATATCCTGGTTGCCTATAAGCAGATGTTCTTAATACCCAAGAAACGGCATTTGTGGAAACTGCAATTGATGTATTGCCATCAAAATCACTAAATCCACCGACAAACTTCAGACCATCATAGAAAAAGGTATTTGCATCTTGAACATTTGATACTGTGGTTCTAACAAACCAGTTAATGGTGTCTGTAGATGCCGATAAGAATGCACCATTACCTGGATTAGTGAGTGATGCATAGGTTGCCGTACCCAGAATACCAAGCTCTCCAGAAAAAATAAATTGATTATTTGCATAACTTAAAGTAAAAATATTTCGGGTTACTCCAGAAGTTCTAAGAGACCAAGTAATTGTGTCTGTTGAGATTGCTGTGCCACCTGTAGATGCACTAACAACATAAAGTCCATTATCATAAGCAAATGAATAGATAGTTGTTGAACCAAATCCAGAAGTTCTTAGTGTCCAGGTGATTGCATCTGTTGAAGTGTTTAAAGTTCCACCACCGGCACCACCAAGAATATAAGTACCGTTCTGATACAACATTCCATAGATTGTTGCACCAGTACCTGATATGCCAGCAGTTCTTAACGTCCAGGTGATAGTATCTGTCGATGTTATAATAGGTGGAATTTCACCAGATCTCCCACCACCACCAGCAACATAAAGACCATTACCATAGATTAATCCTCGACTATCTCCAGTATTAGTAAGTCCGGTTGTTCTTAGTGACCAGAAAATTGCATTTGTCGAAACTGAAATTACACAATCATTTGCAACACCAAGAGATTCTCCAGAAACACCAGAACCAACATAAAGACCATTAACATAGATTAGTGCTCGATAAAATGCGGTTGTTCCAGAAGTTCTTTGTGTCCAGGCAATTGCATTTGTTGAAGACGTAATGGTTCCACCCCGACCATTCAAAACATAAGTACCGGCATTATAAACAAACCCATGTATTGCACTCGTACCAAATCCAGAAGTTCTAGCAGTCCAGGTGATTGTATCCGTAGAAGCAATTAAGAGTCCACTATTGCCACCAGTAACGTAAAAACCATTCTGATAAATTACTGTTCCCATTCCACCAAATCCAGAAGTTCTTAAAGTCCAGGCAACAGTAGGATTCAAACCACCAATCAAATAAAATCCACCACCAAAATAAACAGTATTTACAGTCTTACCATAAGACCTAGAAGTTCTTAAAATCCAGGTGATATTATCAGTCGAAGCAGAAGTCACACCAGGAATTGAGAAATAATCAGTTCCGGAAGCAACATAATAAGAACTCGAAGCAGTTAGTTTATCAACCTGAACCATTCCTGATGATGTGGTTCTTGTAGTCCAGGAGACTGCATCAGTAGAAACATTCAGTCTTGCACCATTACCTAAGGTTGTTAAGATACTTGCAGATGCTGATTGAAGTCTTCCTGTGGTTCCAGAAGTTATGAAAGTATTATTACCGGCAGCAGCACGATGCATTAAAGTAACAGATTGACTTATAGTAGATGTTCTTGATATCCAAATGATTCCATCAGTTGATGTTCTTGTAGAACCTCCAGCAGTAGCAAGCACAAAAATATTATTTGCATATACTAAATCTCTAGATATTGATGTTCCTAGTGACCCAGTTCTTAATGTCCAAGTGATTGTATCTGTGGAAGTTTGTATAATGCCATTATTATCACTCGAAACAGTAACATAAAGATTTGAACCATTTGTACTAAGAACTGCAGTATAATTTGATGCTGCAGCAGTTCTTGCAGTCCAGTTAATCGTATCTGTGGAAACTGCAAGTGTTGTATTGGAATTATAATTACTCAGAGCAGCAAGATAAAGTGAAGAACTGGAAGTGATCGCATCTACTTGCTGAACATTCGGTATTGAAGTTCTTATGTCCCAGGTGATATTATCAGTAGAGGTTGATAGAAGTGCTCCGTTTCCTAGATTTGTGAGTTGTGAGTATGTTGCCGTGGTTAGAGTTCCATTATCACCACCAGCAACATAAGTATTATTGCCAAAGGTTAATCCAATTATACGAGTTGAACCAAATCCAGAAGTTCTTTGTGTCCAAGTGATAGTATCTGTTGAAATGATTAATGTTCCACTATTACCTGAAGCAACATAAAGATTATTTCCATAAAGAAACTCATATAAATTAACTGCAGTTCCAGAAGTTCTAAAAGTCCAGGCAATTGTATCTGTTGAAGTGGTTATAAGTCCACCATTACCACCGGCAACATAAGTATTGTTTCCATAAACTAATGATTGAATTGCATTCGTACCAAATCCAGAAGTTCTAAATGTCCAAGTGATTGCATCTGAGGATGTTGCTAAGGTTCCAACAACACCACCAGCAACATAAAAATTATTACCAAATGTAAGTGTTTGAATATTAGTATTGCCAAATCCTGAAGTTCTATAAGTCCAAGTGATTGCATCTGTTGAAGTGGTTATAGTTCCACCCGTACCACCAGCAACATAAAGGTTATTTGCATAAGTAATTTCAAATATACTACTTGTACCAAATCCAGAAGTTCTCTGCTCCCAAGTAATAGTATCTGTTGAAGTCGATAATACATTTGCACCAAATGCATTAGCAACATAAAGATTATTTCCATATGTTATTGCAAAAATTTCAGTTGTACCAAATCCAGAAGTTCTCAAAATCCAACTGATTGAATCAGTCGAAGTACTTATGAGACCATTTCTTCCATTAATTGTATAAAAATTATTTGCAAAAAGGATATTACTTATTTGTTCTGCAGTTCCAGAAGTTCTTAAAGTCCAACTTACAACAAGACTTAAACCACCAACCAAATATCTACTATCATCGGCATAAAGTGAAGTAATCGCATTTCCACTCACACCAGCAGTTCTTAAAGTCCAAATGATATTATTTGTAGATACAGAAATAATACCTCCCACACCAGCATAAGTACAATTTGATGCAAGATAATATGAGGAATTAGAAGCAAAATAATCGACTTGTGCAATACCTGATGTTGTGGTTCTTGTAGTCCAGGATACTGCATCGGTAGAAGCAGTTAGAAGAGCACCATTATCAAGAAGTCCTGATGCCGTGGTTAAAGTTCCACCACTACCACCAGCAACATAAAGATTGTTTACATAACGTAACATACTAATAAGTGATGTACCAAATCCAGAAGTTCTATAAGTCCAGGTGATTGCATCTGTTGAAGTGGTTAATCTTCCATTATCACCACCAGCAACATAAGTATTGTTTGCATAAAGTAAAGATAGAATATGTGTAGAACCAAATCCAGAAGTTCTTAAAGTCCAGGCAATTGTATCTGTTGAAGTGTTTAGAGTTCCACCAGTACCACCTACAATATAAGTATTGTTTGCATAAAGTACGGAACGAATCTGTGATGCACCAAATCCAGAAGTTCTTTGAGTCCAAGTGATTGAATCAGTTGAAGTGTTTAGAACTCCACTAAACCCACCAGCAACATAAAGATTATTTGCATAAATTAAAGGAATAATAACTGTTGCACCAAATCCAGAAGTTCTTAGTGTCCAGGCAATTGAGTCTGTCGAAACTGATATTCCACCATCACCTGCAATATAATAATTACTGTTTGCATAAATTAATGATGCAATAGTTACCGAAACACCAGAAGTTCTTAGTGTCCAGGCAATTGAGTCTGTTGAAGTGTTTAGAGTTCCACCAGCACCAGCAGTAACATAAAAATTATTTTCAAAAATAATTGCTCTTATGGTACTTACACCAAATCCAGAAGTTCTTTGAGTCCAATTATTCAAAGAATCATAAAGACCACCAGCAAGAAAATATCCCTGACCAAAGACTACATCATTAATATCAACACTACCAAACCCAGAAGTTCTTAATGTCCAGGTAATTGTATCAGTATATCCACCGGCAACAAAGTATCCATTTCCATAGGTTACGTCATTAACTGTAGTAGTTCCAAATCCTGAAGTTCTTAAAGTCCAACTTAAACTTCTATCCGTGTCACCACCGGCAAGGTAAATATTATTCCCATAAACAACATCATACAATATCGCATTTGAAGCAGACGTTCTTAAAGTCCAAGATACTGCATCCGTAGAAGTATTTAATATTCCTGTACTACTTCCTCCAACGGCAACATAAAGATTATTGGAATAAAGGAGTCCGTTAATATTATCTGTACCAAAACCAGCAGTTCTTAAAATCCAGACAACTCCTGGAGATGGATCAACTTGCAAAAAGGTATTAGCAGCTGCCGTTGTAACTGATGCAAATGAGGCATTATCTACATACTCTTTGTTTACAACATCAGTAGAATTGGATACTACACTTACATCAATAACCTTATTACTGTCTAATGTTGCCATTTACTTCGAGTCTCCGTAATGATATTTATTGATCATCTACCACCAAGTAATTTTCACATAACCATCACCACCATTACCACCATTACCAAAAGTACTTCCAATCGAAGCACCACCACCTCCACCACCACCTCTGATACCATTACCACCAGTTGCGGCAATTGATACACTTGCTCCTGCACCACCACCACCAAAACCATAAGGAAGTCCAGTAATTGCAGTTGCACTACTTCCATTTGTTCCTAATGATGACCCACCAGATACTGATGTCGTATTTCCATAAAAATTAATTGTTCCACCGGCACCACCAGATGTTGTTGTGATTCCTGCACCAGATCCACCACCGGTTGCCTGATATTGATTGGAAGATGTAAGTGCAGTATATCCAATACCACCTGTATTATTTGCACCCGAGAGTCCGATGGTAGTGTAATAATAATTGGTGATTGCAGTTTGTGCGATACCTGGTGTTTGTCCAGGACTACCAGATGCAGTTAAATTATAAGTTCCTCCGGGGCCAGTCCAGGATACCGTGGTTCCGGCACCTGCAGAACCTCTAGCAGCATCCGTACTTCCACCAGAACCACCAACCCCAGGATTGACTGTAAGATTCGAACTTACAATATTTTTCGGAATGTACCAGGAAGTATAAGAACCAGAACCACCACCGACTCCTCCTGTCTGATAATATGAGACTGCTAGAGTTCCACTAGCACCCCCGGCAACATAAATGTTATTAGCATATGTTATAGAAGTAACAGATGATGTACCAAATCCAGAAGTTCTTAATGTCCAGGCAATTGCATTTGTTGAAGTGTTTAGAACTCCAGAAATACCACCAGCAACATAAAAATTATTTGCATAGACAAGAATATTGATAGTTGTTGCACCAAATCCAGAAGTTCTTTGTGTCCAACGGATTGAGTCTGTTGAAGTTGCTAAAGTTCCAGAAGCACCACCGGCAACATAAGTATTGTTTGCATAAATTAAAGAAGTAATCTGTGAATTACCAGATCCAGTAGTTCTTTGTGTCCAGAAGATAGCATTTGTAGAAGTGGTTAGAACTCCACCAGTACCACCAGCAACATAAGTATTGTTTGCATAAAGTACGGAAATAATAGATGTTGCACCGAATCCAGAAGTTCTTTGTGTCCAACGGATTGAGTCTGTTGAAGTTGCTAAAGTTCCAGAAGCACCACCGGCAACATAAGTATTGTTTCCATAATGTAATATTTGAATGCTAGTTGATCCAAATCCAGAAGTTCTTTGAGTCCAAGTGATTGCATCTGTTGAAGTGGTTAGTGTCGCAGCAATACCATTAGCATAATAATTATTGTTTAAATAAGTTAAGAAAAGAATCTGTGATGTACCAAATCCAGAAGTTCTAAAAGTCCAGGCAACCGAATCTGTAGAAGTGATTAATATTCCATTATTACCACCGGCAACATAAGTATTGTTTCCATAAACTAATGATTGAATTGCATTCGTACCAAATCCAGAAGTTCTAAATGTCCAAGTAACTGCTGCTTGTTCCGTGGTTTGTCCTGCACTTCCACCACCACCAGCACCGATTGCCTCAATATACAACATATTTGCCTGATTTGGAACCGTAAAGGTTTGTGCTCCGGTTGATGTAAACTCCTGATAATTGGTAACATAATCCCAGGATGTTGTCGTCCCATCAGTTGTGGTTAAAAACTTTCCGGCATTACCAGTCTGTGATGGTAATGTTTGATTCAGTTTTAAATCTACATATGCCTTATTTGGAACATCAGTCGGTTGTGTAAATGATGTGATTCCTTGAATTGAACTAGAAGTAATTGTAATCATTTGTTTTCCTCCTTACCACCAACTGATACGAACATAACCATCACCACCAGTACCACCGGCACCAACAGTACCGGTAGTGGATTCAAATGCACCACCACCACCTCCACCACCCTTGACTCCATAACCACCATAACCCGCAACTGCCGAGTCTGGTGAATTAAATAAACTACCCAGATTACCGGCAGCAAAATAATTCATGTTATTATATAAAATTGAAAAAATTGAACTAGAAACCGTTCTTGCTGTCCATACAATTGAATCTGTTGATGTTGATAGTCTTGGAAAAAAACCACCGGCAAGATATAAATTATTTCCATAAGTTACAGTTCTTATACTATTTGTATAACCAGAAGTTCTTAAAGTCCAGGTGATTGCATCTGTTGAAGTGTTTAGAACTCCATTACCAACACCAAGAAAATAGATATTGTTTGCATAAATTGTAGTAATAATTGGTAAAGAAGGAGTTCCAGAAGTTCTTAGAGTCCAGGTGATTGTATCTGTTGAAGTTGCTAAAGTTCCAGAATCACCACCAGCAACATAGGCATTCGTTTTTCCTGGTGCATAATTCAAAGATAAAATGTTTATTGTACCAAAACCAGAAGTTCTATAAGTCCAGGTGATTGCATCTGTTGAAGTGGTCAATACTCCACCATAACCAGCAGCATAATACTTATTATTTGCATTTATAATTGTATGAATATTAGAAGTACCAAACCCAGAAGTTCTTTGAGTCCAAGTAATTGTATCTGTTGAAGTGGTCAATACTCCACCATCACTAGCATCTGTAGTTCCACCTCCACCGGCAACATAAGTATTGTTTGCATAAGTAACTGCAAGTATACTAGTTGTACCAAATCCAGAAGTTCTATAAGTCCAGGTGATTGCATCTGTTGAAGTGGTTAAACAACCACCCTCACCAACAGAAACATAAGTACTGTTTCCAAAAATAATTGCTCTTATGGTACTTGTACCAAACCCAGAAGTTCTTGTTGCCCATATGACTCCACCAGAACTTTGTGCTCCTCCACCACCTCCACCACCTCCATAAGAAAGTCCTACACGGAACTTGGGATTTGTACCATAAACACCATTAGGAGTATTTGTTGCAGTATTTCCATAAAAACTAATCGTTCCATTAGAACCACCAAAACTTCCTCCTCCTTCACTTACTCCTCCCCCACCACCACCAGTTGTTTGAAAAGATAATGTTGCACCTATTGCATTAGCACCGGCAACAGTTTCAAAAACACTTCCAGTACCACCGACAGTTCCTGCAGTTGCCTGAAGATAATTTGTGGTTGCTGCAGGTATTGTTCCACCAGCACCACCATTAGGAATTACAATATTAGTTCCAGGACTTCCACCATTTGCCGATAGAGTATAAGTTCCTGATGGGCCAGTCCAGGATACTGTGGTTGCTGCTCCTACTGTATTTGAAGTTCCACCAGAACCAACATTTACAGTAAGTGTTGACCCAGTAATATATGCCTTTGAAATCTTCCAGGATGCTGATGCTCCTCCACCTCCTCCACCACCTGAGAATCCTGATACTGTTGTTGGTGAGATTGTTAGAGTTCCACCAGCACCAGCAGCAAGATAAGTATTATTCTGATAAAAAACTGTAAATATACTACTTGTACCAAATCCAGAAGTTCTTTGAGTCCAGACAATCGTATCTGTTGAAGTTGCTAATAATCCACCATCACTAGAAGCAAGGTAAGTATTATTTCCAAAAGTTATGTCAGTTATACGACTTGAACCGAATCCAGAAAATCTTTGAATCCAGGTAATCGTATCCGTTGAAGTGGTTAGAGTTCCACCATTACCACAAGCAACATAAAGATTGTTTACATAACGTAACATACTAATAAGTGATGTACCAAATCCAGAAGTTCTATAAGTCCAGGTGATTGCATCTGTTGAAGTGGTCAAAGTTCCAATATTGCCACCAGCAAAATAAGTATTGTTTGCATAAAGTAGTGGGGTAAGAGTTGTTGTACCAAATCCAGAAGTTCTTTGAGTCCAGGCAATTGTATCTGTTGAAGTGGTTATAAGTCCACCATTACCACCGGCAACATAAAGATTATTTCCATAAGCAAGTGCTGTTAAACTAGTTGTACCAAATCCAGAAGTTCTTTGTGTCCAGGAAATTGTATCTGTTGAAGTTGCTAATAATCCACCATCACCGCAGGCAACATAAAGATCATTTGAGTAGATAATTGAAGCTGATCTAGTTGAACCAAATCCAGAAGTTCTTTGAACCCAAGTGATTGAATCTGTTGAACTATACATAACTCCAACAGTACCGACAGAAGTATAAAAACTGTTTGCATAAACAATTGAAATGATTTGGTTTCCAGATCCAGAAGTTCTTTGAGTCCATAAAGTTCCTGGTTGATAAGAAACTCCACTATTATTTCCAGATGCTCCTCCACCACCGGCACCCGTTGCTTCAATTAAAAACTCTTTTGCCTGATTCGGTACAGTAAAGGTATAATTTCCTGCTGCTGTGTATTCTTGTACTCCATCAATTGGTTGCCAAGAAGTATTACTACCATCAGTAAATAAGAACTGATTAGTTTTTCCCGATACAGAAGGTAATGAACTCGGTAGATTATCAACATATTGCTTAATGACAGCATCAGTCGAACTGATTGATGTAGTAATTCCTGTGATACTAGTTAAACCTACCTGTACTGGCATATCAAATATCTCCTACCTTTCTTTCCAGTTCTTCTATTCTTTGATTCTGTTCTTTAATTGCTTCAATCAAAAGTCCAATAAGATTTGCATAAGCAACTGATTTTGTTTCATAATCTGGATACTCACCTTTTGGATATACAACTTCCGGAATTACTTCTTCAACTTCCTGAGCAATTACACCAATCTGATGCTCCCCATTATCTATACGATCATATTCAACACCACGAAGTGATAAGACTTTACTCAGAGCATTGTCAATTGTTCTTACATTTTCTTTGAGTTTTATATCAGAGTTTGCGGTTACTGTTCCTGATGCAAGAATATTTCCAACGACATGTAATGATTGTGTCGGTGCCGAGATTCCTACACCCAAAGAACCAGAAATATAAGCACCACCAGTAACTTGAAGTCTTTGTAGTGCTATTCCTGTCGAAGTTCCACTTCCAATTAATACTGGGCCATTTGTAATGGTTGAAATACCAGCAATTTGAATATTAGTTATATTGGAATTAGTACTAGTCAATACTGTAATCGTACCAACACCGGCATTAACTTGCCCACTAAAAGTTGTTGCGGTAATAACACCAACAAACTTGGCATTACCAATTACATCAACTTTTACTTGTGGACTTGCACTACCTATACCCAGGTTTCCAGTCGAAGGAACAAAGGACAGAAAAGTATTAATTCCAATTGCAGTTGTAGAAGCACTAGAAACAAATGCAAGATACTGTGAAGTGCTTGATGTTGATGTGGAAATTGAAAAAGTACCAGCCAACCCAATAAGAGAATCTGCTGAAATATTTGTGAGTCCAGATCCATTACCATAATAAAAGACTGTGGATACACCAGGACTTGGTGATGTTATAATTCCAGATGAAATCTTAACAGATCCTAATGTACTGATTCCGGTTGCAACAATATTAGGAACATAAAGTAGATTATCATAAACTGTAAATCCAACACCAACGGTCAGACGACTTCCACTAATAACTGTTGATGTATTACCAATTGAAAGAGCATAATTACTTACCCAGGCATCAGTACCCATTCCAGAATAGGCACCTGCCCTAATCCACATAAATTGCTTATATGTGAATGGAAAACTATTGATACCTACTTGTATTGGAAAATTGATTAATGGGTTTCCTACAGTACTCGCAACCGCAATACCACCATGAGTTGCCGTAAGATCTGTGGAAATCTCATTTTCAGTTAAATCAGTAGTAACTCCAAGAACAATATCTCTGTCTCTAATTTGTAACGTAGTTGCACTTAAGGTTGTAGAAGTACCTCCAATACTAACAGTTCCAGTAACATTTAGATTTCCATTAATACTCAGTCCATTTGATTGAGTAATTACGCTTCCAGGAGCAACTCCCGTTAAGTATTGCGCATCATTCGAAACTGTAATTGTTGAAATATTACCACTAACAGTAGCAGAAATATTTGATCCAACAAAGTTTAATATGGAAACACTTCCTGCTGCTCCAATAATGGAACCCTCATCAGAAATAGTAATTCCATTAAAAGCACCTGATACAGCATTTATCGATGCCCAATAAGGATCTTGTCCACCACCACCAGTAACTAAAACATTACCAGATGATCCCGGAGATAACAATGCTGTTGCATTAGTTCCGGATTGAAATGGAATAGATCCTCTTGTCCCACCATTAATATTTGCTGCACTTATTGCACTTGTTGCAGTTCCAGTAAATGATAATGCACTAACTATACCAGTAAATAACCCATTACCAACAACATGTAATGGTACGATTGGGTTAGTGATTCCTATACCAGTATTAGCTTTTAAAAGTGCCATCTTTTCTTCTTATATAAATCTATTTATTGGTTATAATTTAGGCATCACCCGTAAACATAAATCCAACATAATTAGTAGTTTCAACTTTAGATCCTGCCCAATATAAAATGGCACTTGAATCAGTATTATTATAATTTCCAAACCCATAACCATTTGCTGTTCTATAATCAGGACCATCGTTACCATCCACCTTTCCACCAATAGCATATGCCCACATTCCATCATCAAAAGAAAAGTTTGATTCTGTATAATATCCGGTTATTTCACTAGGAGTTTGGTTATTACTAAATCCCCATCCGGCATTTCCAGTTGTGTCTGATGCCACAACATTTCCAGATGGATCAATAACAACTTGATAGATTCTCATATAATCTAATGGGTTTAATGGTACATCAAAAATATTTTTAGTAAAAATTACATCTTTACCATTAGTCAGTACATTATTTGAAATATTAATTGTGTCATTGGTAAAAATCCATAACATAATCCCACGAAATCCATTTGTGGTTCCATCATATATTGCTGCTGCCATCCACCTTTTACCATCAATTTCTGGATATCCATAATTTGCCCCATTCTCCATATACACTATTTCCTTTCCGGTAGAAAGTCCATAAAATATCGAAGTATTATATGCAAATCCAGGAGTAGTAAATGTATATTTTCCGGTAGGACTACCAAATCCAGGAAGTTGTTCAGAATTAAAATCGTTTGTTGCTACGGCAAAAACATTAAAGGATGGATGTGAAGACTGAATCACACTTTGGACATTTTTAAAATCAGTGCTAGTAACTGATGTAATTGTTTTTAAAGTGGAAGATGCTGACACTAAACCACCAAATATATCTGTGGAAAATGACAATAATCTTTCATCAAAATAATTATATGCTAAGATTTTTTTATCATTCTTAATTCTCAAACGAACATTAAATTGCAAGTCTGAAGATGTATTTTCATCGAATTGTGATGCATACATTACCCCATCAGTAGTAATACCAGCATTTCGAGTTGGATCGGAAAGTTCATCAATTACAGTATAAACCTGCATCACTCCGTTAGAATTAAGTCTTCCTACGATTGCCATTATACAAATATAAAGTCAAGTGAGTTTAGAGAAATATTGTATTGCATATAAAAACGATTTGAAGCACCCGCAGATTGAATACCAATTGTTCCAATTACGTCCAGATTTTCTCTGGGTGTTCCGGTTCCTATTCCAAGTTTATTAGTAGAAGGAATGAACGACAATTTAGTTGTAGAAATACCAAGACTTGAGACTCCAATATTACCTGCCAGAGTAGGATATATTATAGAAGAAACTGGGTCTTGAGGTGTAATTGTAAGTTGCGCACCAACTCCAGTTAAATTAGAACCATCACCATAATAAGTAACAACACCAGAAGTGGCAGTAACAATACCAGAAGATATTTGTACCGTTCCAAATGTAGAAACACCAGATACACTTAAAGAAGTTACAGAAGCAATCCCACCGATAACATTTGTTGATACTCCTGCTACTGTGGCATAAGTTGCTATGCCTGCTCTATCAGCATAGATTGCATTAGTGGCAAGGGTTGCTATGCCTGCAACATTCGCGTAATCAGCAGAGCTTGCTATACCCGATGCATTCGCATAAGTGGCAAGAGTTGCTATGCCCGATGCATTCGCATAAGTGGCAAGAGTTGCTATGCCTGCAACATTCGCATAATCTACTATTCCAGTAATAGCAGATGCCTGAATATTAGTTAGATTGAAACCATCACCATAATAAGTAACAACACCAGAAGTGGCAGTAACAATACCAGAAGATATTTGTACCGTTCCAAGTGTAGAGATACCAGATACTGATAATGATATTACTGATGTAGTATCACCTATAAACTGTGATGCAGATACAATCCCAGTTACTCTTGCATCTCCTTGCAAATGTAAATTATAAGTACCTAAATCAGTCGTTCCTATTCCAACTCGCCCAGATATATAAGCATCCTGCGGAGTTGATGCTGCACCAACTTGAAGTCTTATGTTAGTTCTACCTTCTGTACTTAAAGGATTTCCAGTTCCAACAAATACTCTACCACCATTTGGTGCAAGATAAGTATTGCCCGTATTAAGATTAATAACTATTCCATTTACTTCTCCCCCAGCACCTTGAGTTGTAGCAAATCCAACTGGTTGTCTCTTAACAACGAAAACATTAGAATCTGCCCAACCACCACTATTTCTCGTATCAATTCTAAAAATACCACCAGGAAAATTAGTATCCCTAATAGATTCTAATTGCATCACATTAACACCATAAGATAATAGTCTGCCATTTACTTCTGTAAATAATGCTGACCTATATGATGTTAATCCACCCTGACTAATACCACTTTGTGATGGAATAAATGCTAGTCCATTATCAGTAGTTTGATTAATATCGGTAACATCACCAAATCTTACAAATCCATCACCAGTCCAAACGTCAAGTGGTGCTCTTGGATTTGTTGTACCAATTCCAAGGTAATTTAATCCTGGATTAAATACAATCGAATTACTAGATACGACAATAGTAGAGATTGTACCGGAAGATACTGGAGATAATAATGGATAATAAAAATTATTGTCATCAATATCTGATATTATATTTGGTGCCGCATTCAAATTTGTTAATGAAGCTCCAGATCCCACAAATGCAGTTGCAGTTACAATTCCAGTAAAATATGCATTAGATGCAGTAATAAATCCTAGTGTAGAAATGCCAGTAACTTGGAGTTGAGTTACTGATGCAATTCCACCGATGACATTTGTTGCTATGCCTGCTCTATCAGAATAAGTAGCAACTCCAACACCAGCAGGATTAACCCACAAAGTTCCAGTTGTTGTAGATTGAAGTACTTGACCTAAGTTTCCCGGAAGATTAGTACTGTCATAAATTGCACCAGCAATCCTGGCATTTCCTTGAACATGTAAGGATTGGGATGGATTTATGGTTCCAATTCCAACTGAACTGGAAATATAGGCACCACCAGTCACTTCCAATACTGTCAGATTCTCAGTATAAGAAGTAATACCTACCCTTAGATTTCTTTGGCGATTGCTGGTGTATTTTGGCATTTTAGTTGAGTGTCTCTAGGATACTTCCGATAAACTTAATATTAGAACTGTTGCTTGCAGATAAAACAAGAGCATCACCAGATTCCAAAGTTAGTTTTCCCTGAAATAAAGAGGTTGAATCATTTCCCTGAAGTGGAAAATCCTTTAAAATCTCAGTCGTAACTGCAATACCCAAAGTGGTTCTTTGATGAGAGAGTGAAATTGTATGAGTATTTGAACTAACATTTGCACATTGTGCCAAAAGGACAACACCACTATATCCAACGGGTGCTGTATAAATCCCAACTGGACTTGTTGATGCTATTTTTGTAACTGTTTTAAATACATTTAATGGTAATGCCATTTTTTATTCTCCTCCTAGTGCTAGAATGAATGGTGTTACGGTCGAGAACAAACTCTTAGAATAGAATGATCCAGAAATAGTTCCTGTTTGCTGATTCACCACAACACCATCACCAATTCTGAAGTTGCCAGATTGATCAGTACTGGTATAAACAACCAGTCCACCATTACGAACATCAGTTTCATTATCTTGAATTGGAACTCCACCAGTTGCAGGTAGTGCATTTGCAATTTCAGTTCCGGAACCAATATATTCAAACGAATGCCCAGATGCAAGAACTCTGCTTTGCTTATAAAATGGAACTTGTGTTCCGACACCAATTACATAAGGAACATTTTCATTCAAAGTAATGGTACAGATTCCAGCAGAGATTGGAGTTGAACTCTTAATTGTATAATAAGATTGTAATAATACTGCAGATGCCGTAGCTGTATTTATTCCAACATTAGGAGAACTAATTGTAACTTTAGGAACAGAAGAATATCCTCTACCACTCGAAAGAATATCAAATCCAGTTACAGATCCATTAGATATGGTTGGAATTGCCTGTGCCGTAACACCCCAACTCGTATCAGGATCTGTAATCGTAACTGTTGGTTGTGAGGTATATCCTGTTCCACCAGATCCAACTATAACTTTAGAAACTGTATAATATAAATCACCAAAATAAATTACCTGACCATCAAAAGGACGGATGATATTGATTTTTGCGGTTCCGGTATTAGGAACATAAGTATGTGGTTGAGTTGCAACTCCAACATTACAAGTAAATACTGTACTTGCCATCGAAACTGATGGAAGATTCAACTTAGTTGTGGCAACTCCAACACTATTAGAGGTTACTGAACCAACAAGATTATCGATAAATGTCTGAACATTAGCACAAGATGCTGGGGAAGTATTAAATCCAGTTAGAGGATCTGCGGCAACAGTAAGATCCTTTGTATTAAGTTGATTTGTAATTGCACTTTTAGCATAATCTCTAACTGCATTAAATGCCGTAATAGACTCAGAAACTTCTCCGGTGAGTCCATTACTCAAAGGATTACCATTAGAATCAAAATATTGTTCAATGAAATTTCTAATATTTTGATTTGTGTAATCTCTCACATCCAAAGAAACTGCATCGATCAAATATCCAATGTCCCTATAGCACTTACTTCCTCCAGTAGTAAACGTTCCGTAATTATCAGAACTAGAAATACTTATCAAACTGCCAGCACCAATAACTGTCGTAACAATACCGACTAGATTATCAATATTAGATTGAACATCAGAACATGCCAAAGGATCAGTATTTGCATAAACAGTACCTCCACCGTTATAAGTAGAAGTTCCCGTTGAAATTGTTAAATCAGAATAAGCAGCACCTACAAGAGAGTTTGTAATTGCCTGTTTCATCAAATCTCTCGCTTGATTAAATGCATAAATTGATTCGGTAACTTCACCAACTAATCCATTACCAATTGGAGTTCCATTTGCATTAAAATATTGTCTGACAAATTCCCTAGAATAACGATTTCCACCAGTAAATACATCGGTTGAAACTGCATCCACAAAATATCCAAGATCTCTCTTACACTTAGTTATTGTAGTAGAGATTCCTGGGTAGACATTATAGGTATTCGTCCAGGCAGTACCTACAATTACACTTTTATTATTTTGAATTAATCGGTAAGAATCATAATATCTTGATCTAGAATTTGTTTGTGAATCTCCAGGAAAATAAAAGTCTGAATGTCCGATTGCAATTGCTGCCAAAGACTTATCTTGAATTTCAATCTTGTTTGCCTGAATTAAATTATAGGAATCATAATATCTTCCAGGTGCAACTGACTTTGCCTCAAATACATATCCATTTCGACCATTTGGATAAAATCTAGTTCCCGGTTCAAATGAGCAAGTAAATCCAAGTGCGGAAAGAGTGATACCCATTCCAACTGAGAATTGATGTGGAGTACTTGTATATGCAGTTAGAATACCAGTTGCATTATCATAAAGTGCATTTGTAATATTCAGAGTTGGAGTACTTAAATCTAATGCAAAAGTATAAGCATTTGCTACGGATGCCGAACCGGTGATAATTCCAGTATATTTAAGAGGACTTACACCATCAGAAACTAACCCATAATTACCAAAGGATGAGTTTGAGTTTGTAAGATCACATGCAGCACCTGTTCCACAGAAGACTGCAATATCACTACAAATTGTGAACAGAGAAACTAACTGAGCATATCCTTCATTTGTAATTGAGATTCCAATACCACCTTGATTGTATTGAGTATAGGAGTCAAGAACCATACTCTTAGTTGGCCCAATTGCCTTAGAACCATCAATTCTCATTCCAATACTATTAGGAATAAAATTGGTTCCGTTCTGAATATAAGGTGATTGATCGAAATATCCTATTTGATTGGGGTTAAAAGAGAATATTGCTCCACCAGGATTCATCGTTCCGGTATAAGACATCTCCGCAACATAAACCCCATTTGCCACATAGAACAAATCTTGATCTGGATTTTGTGGTGATACTGATACTTCCCTTAAACTATCACCAACAATACTAACTTGTTCTGGAATGGTTAAAGGATTATTTTCTAGATAAGATCCAGCACTAACTTTAATAACTGATCCTGTTGTTGCTGCGGTGAGTGCTGCTCCGATTGTTCTCTTGGCATCTCCGAGTTTGAGTCCTGTGTTTGTATCGTTTCCGTCTTTTGTGACATATAAAATATTTGTGACTGTTGTGCCAGAACCGATGCGAACAATATCCGTACCGATTCCAGGACGCTCTCTCTTGGCAGTTAATTCACCATCATAGGTATTGTATGCTAATTCAGCACTTAAGAGTTGATCTGCTGTAGGTCTTTTACCCGGAACAGCAGATCTTTTAATCCTGATAGGAGTTGACATTTATCGCATTCGGTATGTACCAAATTGACAGTATGTACTGCCTTTCATTTATTTATTCAAGTTAAATTATTTCTTCTTGGACGATAAGCATAAAGATTTGCAGGTGCCTCTGGTTTCATCCATTCCTTAATCTTCTCATAGTTCTCTTCTGAAAAGAAACACTGATTATAATACCACTGCTCCCAAGGAGTATGTCCCTTGGATTGATTACAAGAATGGCAACATGCAATCACATTTGTTTTAATATCTAATCCACCCTTACACTGGGGAGTAATGTGATCAAGTGTGATGTTTTCTTCTGACTCACAATAAGCACACTTGTGTTCCCATTGTTCTTTTATATTTCTCCTCCACATTCGTTTTGCTTCTGCTTTACTTGTCGTTTCTAGATTAAACAGATAGTCCTTGAACGAATGTAGAGGAACCATAAGTATTTGCAACTTATTATTATTTATTCTTAGTTTTGATAACTTTTACCAGTTCTTTCAGAGTAATATAGATGTAATAAAATTCCTCATAAACTGTAATGTCTTGGTCTCTCTCAAAAATATCAAGTATTCTTTTCCACATTTTGTTTCTTACACATATCACGAGCATATGCCCTTGTTACATTATCTATATGAGAACAGGGTTTGCCTTTCTCTTCACAATAAGGACACTTGGCATCTGGTGGATCATTAGGATATTGAAACTTACTCATACCCTAACATAAAAGGGTTCTTGTTGTCCTTCTGGTAGTTTGATTTGCCCAAGTTGTTTCGTATCACGAATATTCTCTTGAGTATTAGACACAGCAATATTTGTGGTTGGAAGTGCTTTGGGCATCACTACATCAATCACTGGACTCATCAGTGTTTTGTTTTTTACAATTTCACGATTTGGTGCGTCCATATACATAATCATTCTTGCATCTTCAAAATCCCCACAGTCACAAATCTTTCTTCCAGTCCTTCTTTCTCTTACTGAAAAATAATCTTCGGTATTATACTTGTTCATTTTTTGAAGTCTTTTGATTATTATACACCTTTTTCATCGGTCTGTAAAGGTTGGGCCAAGTATCTTGTATGATTTCTGCCAGTTTGTATGGAGTTGTTGAGGATATCATAGTAGGGATATTAGAAAGAGGAACACTCCGAATGCTATGAATGCTGCGAGAATTGTTAGCATTTTATTGGTGCTTTTGTAGGTATTTAATATATTCCTCAAAAAGACTTATATCATCATACGCCTGTCCTAGTATCATATTACATCTCCTACAAAGTAATTGCCGAACTTTACCTGTCTTATGGTCGTGGTCTACGCAAAGTTTTTCCCACTTTCCATCACCGGGTTTTTTGCAAGTAGCACAGACACCATTCTGTTCCTCATACATTTGTTGATGTTCTTTGAGTGTTATTCCATAATTTCTTTTTAAGTCATTATTCCTTGTTCTTTCCGGATTTTCTTGGTGTCTTGCTTTTACTCTTGCTTTATCACATTCTTTGCAAGCAGAGTGCCTTCTTCCAGTTTTTTTATCACGAACATAAAACTCCGTGATGTACTTCTCAACATCGCAAGTCATACAAGTTCTGTAAAGGTCGGAGTATAATTTGGTCATTCTCGTGTTTTCTTTCGTGCTTAATTATTTATAAAAAAAAGGAACTCCGAAGAGTTCCCCTTTATTATATCACCCGATGGATGGTGCAGTCAAGGCAACCGAAGTTGTTTGAGCAGCAGCAAGGTCAAGTGGGAAGTTGTGAGCATTCCTTCTGTTTTAACCTCTGTCGCCAGAGGGAGCGGACTATATCATCACTCATAAGAGTGTCGGACGCTTGAACCTGTTATTAAGGAAACTGTATTCCTCAGGTAGTCTCTGAACCTTTCTCAGATGTATCTGAGACTTGGCTGCTGATTGTCTGCGAGAGAGTTCCAGCAATTCATCCGATTTAACGAGCGCCATGCGTTCACAAAACGCTCGTGCATTACCTCAAGTCCGAGACCAGCACGATTAAGAATGTCCGCCCAAGTAGGGATGACACGGTTCTGACTATCAACAATACTTTGATTAAAGTTGAAACCATTCAAGTTGAATGCCATCGTAGAAACACCAAGAGCAGTGAACCAGATGCCTACAACAGGCCAGGCAGCAAGGAAGAAGTGAAGTGAACGTGAGTTGTTGAACGAAGCATATTGGAAGATAAGACGACCAAAGTATCCGTGAGCAGCAACGATGTTATAGGTCTCTTCTTCTTGTCCGAACTTATAACCATAGTTCTGGGACTCGGATTCAGTAGTTTCACGAACCAGTGAGGATGTGACCAAAGAACCGTGCATCGCAGAGAACAATGAACCACCGAAGACACCCGCTACGCCCATCATATGAAATGGGTGCATAAGGATGTTGTGTTCTGCTTGGAAAACCAACCTATTAAGCAGAACGAGGAACCTATGTTTCCATAGGGATTGGACTATATCATCAACCTTTTATTTTAGACCATCTGATTTGTGCCGCTTTCACTTGTTGGTCTCGTCTTGTTTCCGAAAGAACTTGTCTTCTTTCTTTAATAGTTTCAAGACACTCATTTATTCTTCCACTTCTTCTACTTCCCATATGAGGAAGTATTTGTAAAAGAACTTTTTCTACATCATCTCTTCTACTTAAACTAATAGAATAGATAGTCTTTTTTTCAGTAGTTTGTGCTTTACAGTTAATAGGAACATTTAGAAGTTTTGCTGCCTTTTCAACAACATCCTTATCAGTCATTGATAATCTAATAAGAACTTGTGTTGGATTATTAGGTCTTGATTTGGTTATTTGAAAGTAACCTTCACCTTCTAAAAGTCCCGCTAACCAAGCGGCGTCAATATCAGTCATTTGTTTATCCTCGTTTCTTATATTATTTATACAACCTATGTGTTGTATATGGAAGGGTTGGATAAACATTATATCATAAAAGGTTGTCGGGCGCTAGTGTCGTATTACATTCCACGCTTGGAATACCGACTAGTCTCTGAACCTTACACAGAAGTATCGTCTGTGTCTTGGATGCTGATTGCCGTATCCATAAAGGACTTAGGTTTCCAGCAGTTCACCCGATTTATACTACACATTGGTTTAGTTTATGTAGTTAAAAGTACCAGAAATGCCGAGGGGCATAGCATCAGAGAAAGAACCTTGACCGAAAGGATACACAAGGAATACGGCACTCGCAGCAGCAACAGGTGCCGAGTAAGCAACGCAAATCCAAGGACGCATACCTAAACGATAGGAGAGTTCCCATTCACGACCCATATAAGCATAGATGCCAATGAGGAAGTGAAATACGACAAGTTGGAATGGACCCCCATTGTACAACCATTCATCCAAGGAAGCAGCTTCCCAGATAGGATAGAAGTGAAGTCCAATAGCATTAGAAGAAGGAACAACGGCACCAGAGATGATGTTGTTACCGTACATAAGAGAACCAGCAACTGGTTCACGAATGCCGTCAATGTCCACAGGAGGAGCACCGACAAATGCGATAATGAAACAAGTAGTCGCAGCAAGTAGGCAAGGAATCATCAGAACGCCGAACCAACCGACATAAAGACGGTTGTTGGTTGAAGTAACCCAGGAACAGAAATCGTTCCAGAGGTTAGTAGAATTGCGTGTAGCAATAGTAGCAGTCATTTGTTAAAGGGTAAGTATGAGTTCAAGGGGAATTGAACGATTACAGTATATCCTACACCACCCTCCAGTGCAGGGATGAGAGATGCTTTACTTCTGATGATCTCGGTTGCAGAAGGTTACGGAACGTAAAGATTTGTCTTTGTTTCCTGACTTATTTATCATAGCACTGGATGCCGATGGTGTCAAGGGGTTTATGCCAGAGTTAGGTTGACACTCCTCAAAACTCCGTCAGATCCCCTAACTTTAATTCTTAAGTTTGTATCACTAATAAGTTCAAAACTCATCTGCGAATTACTTGGAGGAGTTGATGTTGTTCCCAAACCAACTGTTGAAATTCCAGTAATTAAACTACTACCAACTACATGAAGTGGTGATGTTGGGTTTGTAATACCAATACCAAGATTAGTTGGTGAAGGAATAAAGACTGTGCTTGCTGCACCAGCAGTAGCAGAACCAACAGTAATTAATGTCCTAGAACCAGAAGCACCACCAGTACCAAGGTTGAGTGTCTTGGTTGTTCCTATACCAGAAACACCAGTAGCAATACCTACTGTTTGTGATGCTGTTGATACTCCTAGTGTAATTGCACCAGTTTGAGTAGCACCACCAACAATTAAGGTTGCGGTTGTTTGATTAGTACCAAGTACTATAGCACCTGTTGTTGTACCACTCAAAGTAATAGCACCAGTACCAGTTAATGTTCCAGCAACAGTTGCAGAACCATCAACTTGAAGTGTTCCTTGTGTAAGGATATTACTATCAAAATGTGCAAGTCCTTTTACATATAACTTATCCTTTACTCTGGTTTCATTATTCAGAACAATTGAAGATTCACTTGAAATACCACTGGGAGCAATCTCAAGTGCTGGTGTATTTGTGGAATATTGGAATACAGTATCAGTAGTACTACCAACAATATAAGCAACATTTTGCTCTGGTATGACATGAAGTCCCGTTACTGTGATTTCATTAAATCCAATATAAACATCATCATAAAATACAGCAGTAGAAATATTCCAAGCAGTTCCTAAACGGAATTCATAAATTCTATCCTGTGTATTTCCAACAATCCATAATACAGTTCCTGTGGAATTGAATGAAATATCAGTTGGTAAAATTTCTAATAAAAGTGGATTTGTTCCTAAAACAAGTGAAATATTATCATAAGTCACACCAGAAGCAAGACTGTATGGTGTAGAAAGTGAATATTGATAAATGGTATTATTTGCGTCACCACAAACATACATTTTGGAACCACTATTACCAAAAGTAACTCCTTGTGCTGTTGTGTCTTCGTTTGATACCCTAAAACTCGTTGTATATCCAGCACTGGAAACCGTCCAAGCAATTGATAATGAATATTCATGAACATATTCACCACTAGCAATCAGTGGAGCAAGAGCAGTTTGTCCAGAAACAAACATTTTTGTTCCTGTTGTATTAAAATCAATTCCATTTGGATTGGATTCTTGTAATGCAACGGAGAATGCTGCAATAGAAGCACCAGCAGTGCTTATATCATAAGGTATTGAAAGAGTATATTGAAAAATTCTATTGCCAAAATCACCAACTATAAACATTGCAGTTCCTGCTGCACCAACATAAACTGCACTTGGTGCTGAATCATCCAAAGTAGCGATATTTTTTGATTTGTTGGTATAATACCAAGATTGAATATCAGTTGTTGAGAATATTGAATTAATTCCAACTGTTCCTACACCAACGGTAATTGCACCACGAACATCTAATGCTGATTGGGGATTTGTGGTTCCAATACCAACAGACCCTAAAGTATAAGGACCACTAACACCATCTGCCCAACTATCATTACTAATATCAACATCAGTAAATTCAAACTTACCTA